CACTCAATTCTATTTGATTTGACATCCTTCTTTTACACTTTTTTACTCTCACTTACACCCTCACACCCATCTCAATTTTTTTCACTTCTTTACATTTTACACCTTCTCTTCTTTTTTATAATATTTTGTGGGGAACCAAGGTTCCCCTCTGACCCCTCCTCCTCCCACTATTTTTTCATTGATACAAATTAATATTAAATTGTTTTGGTATAAATTTCGCATTATTTTTAGCACATATCGTTTTATTTTTTGAATGCGTCATTTTATTTTTAGCATATATCGTTTTATTAATCTCATTAATCTCGTTAATTTTATTGTTAATATTTTGGTTTCTCTCATTAATAACTTCGGTGTGAACAATTCTATCTATTTTCTCGCCACGCTTTGCCTTTAAAAACATGGCACTCCGCTTAGATGAACACAGCTTACAGAAACACCCATTATCTATATAATGTTCTACACGAATGTCATTAATATACTGATTTTCTAGACATAAATTGATATAAAACTTATATTCTTCAGAGGTGTATGGAGTGACCTGGGCACAGGTTTTCGCAGCCCATATATCCAGATATTGGTTTCTCTCCTCTTCACTATAATATAAACGCATTTGGTTACAGTTTCTTATGGTCTCGAGAAAATTCACGGGAAGCGTGTATTCATTTTTAAATCTAGCATATAGATCACCTATAATCTTCTGGCTAGATTGATAATCACTTACAACCGCAATCTCCGACCCAAAAATTGTAGAGAGAAATACACCCCACATTGAAGAATCACACAAGCGCAATTTAACATAAACAACATTATTTACCCTTTGGACTAAATATTTTTTTTTTAAATCAAACGGCGCGGGCTCTGGTATATTATATTTGTCAATATAATGGTCACCATTCTCGAGATGAGGAAATACCTTATTAAACCTGTCGGTAATTCTCTTAATGCTATATTGATTGATACTCTCTTCACTATTGTTAAAATGATAGGGGGATATCTTTTCGAAAAATTCGGACATTTTTCTCTCTATAGGCGTCCTATAAACATCTATAACATAAACGGTCTTTCCAATGGCGGATAGATATTTGATAATATCATTTATAGATACATTCGTTATCCCAGTTAAAACATGAAGCATCGTTTCGTCGTGTATATGAATAACACTAAATCTAGCTCCAAGAGACAAGCGTAATGAGGAGACTAACGTTGTTGACCCAACTTTTGGTGGTGTGTATATAAAAATATAATTATCTGTCTTGTTACTGAATAATTTATCAACTATCGTAGATATTTGTTGGTGATTAGACATATAAAATAGAAATAAATAATAATTTAAATTTTAATTTATTATTTTTGCTCACGATAACTATAAGCATAAGTATTTTAACTTTTACCCCATTGAAATAAAATTTTTTGATAACACCCAGCCTAAATGGTGCTTGTTTTTACGAAATGCTTATTCATATATTTTTGAATATTAAAATAGGTCAATTCATTGTCTTCTTCAAGGCCCAGTAAATGTTTAAGATTATCATCTGGCGATATAATTTGACTGTTAGTTTTATTTTCTAGCTTATGTTCCTTAATATAGGTAATTAGGGCCTTTGTGACATCGGTTCTAGCAATTTCAGTGCCTTCTGCCCGATTCATAAATTCACACAGTTCCTTTGTAACTTTGATTGGCCTAGCAAATCCGGATGGCTGTCTATTCCCTCTATTCTTGCCTTTCGCTGCCTCCTTTTCTAGCACCTTTAAGTGTTTTCTCATAGCCTTCTCCGCGTTCTTAATCTGCAGTTGAAGAGTCGATACCTGCGTCTTTACCAAATTTAGCCCCGATAAAATATCACCAAACTGTTCAAATAAATCACAGCTAGTTTGTGTCACGTTTGTGGTGGTTGCGGTGTTGTTAGTCATTCTATAATACACTTTAGGTGTTAACTTTAAATCAAATTTGTATAAAATATTATTTACTTCATATAAATTTAACGGCGTTTATGTGTTCGTTTTTTATGACGACGTGTTCCCTTTCCGCGTCTCATATTTTTACAAATTGGGCAGCCACATCCGGGCTTATGTCCATTTCCTCTGCGTTTTTTAGTTCCGGCCGCCTGCGCAGGAACATTATCAATCTCATCATACTCCTCGTCCTTCGCGGGCGTAACGGGTATCATTGCGATATCATCACCGCCCTTTTGTGACTTCTTTTTCATATTTTTACAAATGGGGCATCCGCAGCCGGGTTTATGGCCATTTGACTTTCTTGAACCGCGTCTTTTGCGGCTTCCTCCAGAAACGCCAGCTGGCATTTCTTCACTAGAAGTGTCCATAATAGAAGAGTCGTCAGCTTGTGAATAAGGTGTTGCCTTTATTCCTCCTTCTTCAATATCGCCCATTTGATTTTCAATATCAGGCTCATCTGGATAAGGATCCTGACCACCTCGCTTGGACTTCTTAGCATTTTTCATGTTTTTACATATAGGGCACCCACACGTAGGCGAATGTCCATTCTTCTTTCTAGAACCTCCACTCTTTTTAAGCGCGGCCTTCTGCGCATCTGCTCTGTATCCACCTCGTCTGGCCTTATTCTTCATATTTTCGCAAATATGACACGAACACGTAGACTTGTGTCCATTTTTCCTCTTGGCGCCACCCATCATTTCGGCAGGAGCATCTGAATTCTTATCCATTTCACTCATTATATATTATATATACAAATTAAGTTTCAAAATATATAATTTATTATATTTTGAAAATTTCTAAAGGTAATTAAACAGTTTACTTTAATTCAATGATAGAATCACTGCGAGGGGGGCGAGGAATGCGCTTTGGTTTGCTCTCGACCGGCTTATCCGCAAGCTTCCAATCACCGCTACTGCCACTACCTTCTCTAGGTCCCTCACCACGAGTTCTAGCGACGCGCTGTCCATTCGCAGGAGGGCCACGGGAATCGGGACGTCTCGGGGCGCTTTGCTGCCTGGGCATCTTCACCTCGCCATCAGCAGGCTTCTCGGTATGATAAGCAGATCTAGTGTTTCTGTATTCATTTCTGGTCTCGCACATCAACTTACCGTTGTTAATTCCGCTAACAGAAGATGCCTGCCACGCGTGCTTCTCGGAACTCGTATGAGCCATGTTAAACGACACGTATTCGCCTTGGACCAAATACTTATACTGCTGATCCGCCACACTAATCGCGCTATGATGAATAAAAATGTCAGAGCCAGACTGACTACCATCGGTTACCGTAATAAAGCCATAACCGGCCTTGTTATTGAACCACTTAACGCGACCATTTAGTCGCTCGTTTGAAATAGAAGATGTTGCATCAGTGTTGTTTGCCATATTATACTATAATACACCGAGTATCTTTATATAGTTTGCCCCAAAATATATTTTATGTTTTACCATACAATAGGCAGTCAAAACCATATTTGCTCAGCCTAAATTTTCTATTTTTATATTCAAATCTTAACAAGTATTCATATAATATCTTTGATAAAACTGTTTGAACGCGCACCCTTTTAAACAATTTGGGCGTAATGTCTATTAAATGCTGTAAAATATTTCTACAGATCCCTTGTTGCCTGTACTCGGGCAAAATATAGATTGCGTGAACTATTATAATTGGGTTTGTCGGCTTATAGAATGTAAGTGACCCATATTTACAATCGAATTCCACCATGCCATCATTATAACTCGAATAATTTTCTAAATATGTATTTATTATTTCTGTAAAGTTGTTCATTTAATATTTTAATATTTAATAGCGCGCTAGGTTTAAGCGCCTGCCTGTGTAATATAATATATGTGCGTCAGTACAAATCGCTCCAGATCAGCACCCTTTGTTATATCAACATCGGCAATATCAATATTAGAAAAATCAAACAACTCAATATTATTATGTGAAATATATTCAAAAATGGGGATTAAATTGATTGACCGTGGTTCTTCGAGCACACTTAAATCAACCGAATTATCTTTCGCCAGCTTCCGAACATAATTATAAATCGTCAAGGTGATCATTTTAAGTCTCTTGTCGCCCTGTTTTTCCGCCTTTCGATTCGTTAGTTGAAATACATTAAAAACGGACTCAACAAAATCCGGCATTCTATCATATGGTGTAAGAGGAGCTACTGACATGTTAATACTATATTATAGTGCGATCTTTTTAACTATTTTTCGCTAATATGTCTAATATTTCTATTTCCCGTTCAAAGATATGAATCGCTAGAGAATAATCAGGTTCCTCGTCAAAACCAAGATTTACAACGTATTTTAGATATTCAATCAGACCACCCGGGATTTCATCCGATTCGAGAATCTTCCTTTTTAGGCCCTTTATTTCACTCTCGGAGATATTCTGCCATGGCAAGTTTCCAAGATAAAAATATATCAACATATAACCAAGCGATTCAAGATCATCTCGGCGAGAAAGTTCAATAAAGTCGTGCGCTTTTGTGCTAGCATAAGTCAAACTCCCGATCAAACTACTCGTCTTGGAAAGCGGAATGTGTGTTCCATCTCTCACATATGTTTTACAAAATCCAAAGTCAATTATATAAATGTTATTTTTGTCATTATCTAAGCCTAGCAAAAAATTATCCGGTTTTATATCTCGATGTACAAGACCCTTATCGTGTATAGTCTTTAACAACTTGGTTATTTGTATCCCGATTTGTAGGACAAGTCTTAATGAAAAGGTTTGTTTTTTTTTCTTGATAGATTGCAGTGATTCGCCTAGCAAATTTATAACCATATAATAGTTTTGCTCATCCTTACCAAACCATTTTACAGAAGGGACTCCGCGACAATTTTGTAAATATTGATAGATAATCGACTCGTGTTTTAACAGATTTATGCCGCCTGCAATAGGTTCGACCTTTATAGCGACAAACTCGGATGTGCGTATATTTTGCCCTTTATAAATTTGCCCAAAGGATCCTCCCCCAATTTTATTAATTATTTTGTATTTTTTATTCACAACATCCGTCATTATAATTTAAACACCAGAAGTATTTAAATTGTAACATACACATAATAACACTATAAAATAAAAAATAAACACCTTGCTTAAGGTGTTTATTTTTATAGATTTTTTATTATTTTATTATTTTATTAGTTTTATTGGTTTTTATTTATTTTCTTAGCTATATCAGGCTATAAATCTACACTAGCGGCAACATGATTTACACATGCTATACGAGACCTACACATTGGACATGCGACGTATTCTCCTAATTGATCTCTGCGCATATTTGAGCCAAGGTGCGCGTTCCAACACGAGCCGCAGAACGTGTGTTTACACTTGGTTACAATCAGCAAATCATCATCATCTGCGAGGCAGTATTCCATATCCCATTTCGAATGTTCAAGGTCCCACTTAGGCATAGTCAGTGGAGTTTCAATACAAATTGGGCACGAGTCGCCCTCCGGAATTGAAGAACGCACATCGCGAACCGACTTGAATCCCTTCCACCGCTCAACTAGTGCGTGGACTGTGCGGGGTTTAGAAAGCGTTAGCGAAATTGGGTTGAGTAAATACTTGCGGTTATATTTGTGCCCCATGCTGCCACGCTTCACAGGGATCGCCTTCTCATATTTCGCAAAATGGTAGGCGATGTATCGCAGCTGATTTATAGGATACGTGTTAAAATCAGGGCACTTATCTTGGACGAGGAATGTCCATAAGCTGTCGATTTGTTTTCGCTGGCCATTGAAATTGCTGTTACATTTCTTCATAGTATGCGCCGCACTATTGCAGAATACGCACCTTTCGCACGACATTTTATAAATTTGATATTAGACAGAAGTCATAAATTAGTTTGCCCATATAAAAATTAAACAAAATCCTTTCAATTTTTTTAGATGTGGAATTGAAAAGAGAAAAAAAGTAATTAAGATCTAGGAAGTTATAATCTATTTTTACACGTTATAATCTATTTTTACACGTTATAATCTATTTTTACACGTTATATTTTTTTTGATAAGAAATTTCTTATAACTACACCTTTTTCTTATATTTTTATTGGCATTTGTATTGGCATTTGTATTGGCGTCAATTTGTTTTACAACAATGTCTTCTATTTTTTCAATATGCTCTACCAATTGTTTAGTTGTGTTTTTATCAGTTTTTTCTTTTTTTGTAAGATACCTATTTAATTTGTCGTTTATATCAAACCCCTTTTTTATGCCATTGTTTATCGTAGTTGTTTCGTTAATTTTTTCATATCCAGGGAATCTGGTTAAACTGACTTCACATGTTGATTCCGCTAAAATGCCATTTGCGTAAACCCCATAATTTTCTGTTTTACTTTCATTTTCCAAGACGATATGATAAATATTACAAATGCTATTATCGATTACTTCTTCAAAATCTGTATTGAAATACGCAATTAATTTATATTTATCTTCCAGCATAATTTTATAATCATTGTAATATTTTATCATATTTTTTACATCATTTATGTATTCCTCATCATATTCATCTTCGTCGCTAAATTTAATATTGTAATTGTTGTAACACTCTATTAATCCATCCATTTTTTCAAATTCTTCGTTGGATAAATTGTCGTATAAAAGAGCGTGAGAACCTGTCACATATAAATCAGCAATTAATGCAGGATTTTTCGATTTTGACAATTTATATAATTTATGCATGGTATGTTCTCTCGCATTTAAAATTGAGCCTTTGATAATTGTTTTTGCTCTTTTATATTTGTCTTCAAATTTTCCATTTTTTTTGTATATTTTTACAAAGGTGTCTTCTTTTATATCTTCAATAGGAATGTATTTTTCCTTTTTGTCTATAAAACACAAAATTTTAGTGCCTTCCTTAAAACAAATCGCACTGATTTCAAGAATAATATCGAATGCGACTATTTGTCCAGCGGTTATATCATAAATAAATAAATGAATAAGACCGCTTGTGTTAATTGCTACATCGGAAAATGTAAAAGTATTTGTAGTTGTTATTATTTTATAAACAGCTGTGTCGCTAAGAGAATAGGCAAATAAATCCCCAATGCTATTAAATGCTATTGCCGATGGCTGACTAATTCCAGTTACATATGTAATTATTATTAAACCGGTTGGGTCTATTTTAGAAATAGTGTTAGTTCCTCTGTTTGTAACATAAAAATTACCAGCTGTATCAATGGTTATGCCGCTTGGTAAATTAAATAATGCAGAAGTCGCAAATATAGATACATTGCTGGCTAAAATATTAGTTGTATTTACTTTTAAAATATTGTTGTTTAAGCTGTTAGCAACATATAAATTACCAACACTGTCCAACACTATCGCTGATTGACCATTTAACAATAAAGAACTATTATCAGCGTAAAGTGTTATATTGCCCAAAGTATCTATTTTATTAATACCATTAGCTCCGTTAAGAAGATATAAATTATCAAACTTGTCAAATGCTAATGCTGTCGCATTAGCGGGTATATTAACAAACAACGAGCTAGTTCCATTAGGTTCTATTTTAGTAATAACGCTGCCACCAGATGATGCAACATACAAACCCCCCACACTATTAAATGCTACTCCAAATATGTCAGGACCTACAAGTGCCGGGTTAACAATAAAAGTAGGGTCAACTACACCTAATGGTGTTATTTTTTTAATAATAGAATTGTTTTCTTCAGATAAATATAAATTATTAGAGTTATCAAATGTCATAAAATTTACAACAGTAGAATCTACGTAAAAAATAGCGCCAGTTAATGGCAATGTCGGACTATATACAAATGGGTCAGATACGGTAGACCCTAATACATTTTTTAAAACATATGAATCAAATGCTCTCGCAAAAACAGCTGGATTAGAATACGTCAATATTCCCGGTTGATTTTTTATTAATGGAGATGGGTATGTCTGTATAGTTGTCATAATATATCTTAATAAATACTAGATATATTATTTATATTTTTATAAAAACGTAATATAAAATATATAAAACAAAAATTTTATAAAAAAAACAGGGCGTCCCCTGCGATTGCTTTCCGTTTTCGATTACGGAGGTCGCCTAACTTTGTTTTGAGCAAAGGTCAGCTAAGAATGATAAGAGAGTGATTATTTTGGTAATAATATCATCTATCATTCCTGAACACTTTCATAGTGCAATTCTAAACTATAAACGCAGCATCATATTTACATTATTTTTCCAAAGGCTTACGCCAGAATATTATCAAGCAACCCGACAGCGTGGATGATCAGTCCATAGAAGGGGTACAATATCAAGATAACAACAGACAAATAACTTCAATAATACATAGAGGGAACGAGGCAATGGTCATTAGACCCTGGCCCAGAGACTTATAAAACAATAGCAATATATACAGTGCGCTATTTTATGTATTAGTCTCCTTTATACACTTTCGAGGGTGCTTTTCACGCTATCTATGTCTAACTTTACTATTTTTTCCACTGAGCCAAGTTAGTAGCTCATAAGTATTTAATAATTGCGCTTTTTTATTTCAATTTTTTTTGACAGACCCTTAAATACGAGGCACCTAAAATTCATAATCCGGTTGCGATTACAGTGAGAAAATATAAACGGTGAAGACATATGTAGTTATCAATATGAGCTGTTGAATTGACACGACGATCTTACTTAAATTAGTAAGAGGCGCAACAGTCGTCATTCCTACACTAGATTGAATTGTCGTGCTTAAAAGCGCACAGTCCAGAAGAGTGACATCATATGCGCCCTGGACAGCAAAATCCTCCCTTAAATAATAATATATGCCTGTAAACAAGGCAATACAACATAAATGGAAAAAAACTGTTCTTATAACTAACTTCATATATATCTTTGAGAAATTAAAATGATGTATAAGATTTGATCACATAGTAAAAGGAAAATAAGATGAGCGCGAGCTTTAAACATACAACGATTGATTTGTTACTACATATTTAAGTGTTAAATTTGGGATCTCCTTTAATTTGGCCAATAACGCCATATTCCCGGTGAGTTCGGCCAATTTCTCCATCTCACTTGAAATATTATTGATTTTAAGTAGGGCTTTTACAAATTCACCGATAAAGACCTCCTTTTCCGCACCTAGATTCTGTAATAGAAATTTACATGATTCCATGTCATTACAATCACACCATTCTTCCACATAATTCAATAAATCAAATTGAACGTTATAGTCAAAACCGGTGTTAATATTATACTGCAGCTCCTTCTTCTGATATTCTGAATACATATCAACAATATTTGTAATGTGTTTATTGACAACTTCGTCTGTGGACTTGGGGATACTATCTTTGAAATCGTCTTGGACAGAGATGTTAGTAAATATACTAAATAATGCGACCAGTTGTTTAGGTGTAAGGGAATCAAACTTGTTCTGCTCAAATAGCCGAGAAAATACCAAACCGTGTGCTTCTCTTATTTGGGACGCGAGCTTTCCTCGAAGTGTCAGCTTCAATGATGTCTCGTCATTCAGGTCCCCCTCAATATATTCTTCTTCATTCAGAAGAGCTAATACTGAGCCAACACCGGATTTAATAAACGAATTAACTGAGTCAATTTGCTTTTGTAATTGACATATCTCATTTTCTTTGGCGAAAACACGCTCGTATGTCACAACGTCCTTCTCGATAAATTTATAATTATCGCATAACTGTTGAATTTGTCTTTCAATATCCTTACGCTTCTTATTGACCGAATTTGGGCGATCACGTTGTAGGCAAGCAAATTGTTCTATTGCGTCGATGGGTGTTCTCAAGTTTTCGGTACATACCTTAAGATTATCTAGTTCCGTCGTCAATGTGGCAATCTGAGAAGACAAATATTTCAGTTGTTTATCCACATCACCGGTTACCATACTTCGACCCGCAAAATCGACTAATTTGTTATCGCCAATATCGAGTAGATTCAAAAGAAGGTTGTATGAAATCTTGAATTTAGATGTGAGTGTTTGTGGTTTGCCACTCATCATCTTTTTATAACTGATAGACTCCACATTTCTAAATAGATTGTTTAGATGAATGACATGTCCGACCGTGTCTAATCCGAGACGACCTGCCCTACCGGCTGCTTGCGTATATTCGTGACTATGTAGTGATCGAATTACTTCACCGTTGAATTTGTTAATGTCTGTAAATATGGTGGTTTTAACTGGTAGGTTGATACCAACGCTCATCGTCTCCGTACAGAACAAAACCTTAATAAATCCTCTAGCAAATAACAGCTCGACCATTTCTCTTAACACAGGCATTAGACCTGCGTGGTGGATGCCAACACCCTTTCTTAAAAGCTTCACCAAATTAACATATTCAGGCAATACCAAATATTCCTGAAAATTTGGTAATTTGCGTACAATTTGTTCGCATTCGCGATCGACCGTGTAAGGGATCTTGCTATCAAATTCCAGCAGATTCGTTGTCAGTTCATCGGCACATTTCTCCAACTGTTTACGCGAAAACACATAGCATAACGCAGGCAACATTTCCTTCTCGACCAAATATTCTGTTACCTTATTTAGAACATGCTGCCGTTTTACGCGAACCTCGTGTTTTTCAAATAATTTGAGCATTTTGGTCATTGATTGGTATTTGACCTCATTGAAAACCCCCGTCGCATCCTGTAATATAAATGGCTGGTTGGTAGCTTTCCGGATTTCCTCTTGTGTCGTCTTATCCTTAATTGCCTTGTTTATTCCGTTTGTTACCGTAATGAAGCTATAATGAATCAACGGGACGGCGCGAACTAATTTCTTGGTTAAAAATACCTCCTTTTTACAGAATTTGGACGCATCTCCTCTAGTTTCTAACCAGTGCGCGAATTTTTCGGGGTCATCGAGTGTTGCGGATAGTCCGATCATTTGTATTTGTTGCGGTAACATCATAATAGATTGTTCCCAAACATGACCACGCGACTCGTCATTAATCATGTGGATTTCGTCAAAAACGACACACCCCAACTCGTTTTCAATGTCCATTTCGAATGAGATCGCCGAACTCGGTGTAGTGGAATTGCTTTTAATCTGATAGAGCTTGTTTAATAGGATCTCAGTGGTCATAATGAGAACATCTGCATCCGGATTAGTTTTAATATCCCCCGTAATTAATCCAACGCTAAGATGTGGGTATTTTTTAGTAAAATTATAAAATTTTTCATTAGAAAGCGCCTTGATCGGGCTTGTATAAATTGTCCTCTTGCCTTTCGAATGAAAATAATTCAGCGCAAATTCTCCGGGAAGTGTTTTGCCGCTACCGGTAGGACAGCAGACCAAAACGTGTTGACCATCCACGATCGCCTTTATCGACCATTTTTGAAAATCGTGAAGAGGGAACGAAAACGTGTCAAAATGTGATTTATACTCCTCTTCCTGGGCCTCTGGATAATCATATGAGCAAACTCGAACCATTTTACTTAAGATATATATAGTAATAACGTGATACCTTTATGTTATTATCATATAGTGTTATGCCGCGGGCTCAACCTCTATAATCACTGGAAGATGATCTGAACCGTATTCAATTAGTCCCTCTTCAATATTTTTAGGATACCACTGACATTTGGACCCCTGGGCCTTTTTAAACCCACTCGTGAGTATATTGTCGATATTCATCTTACGTTCAATATAATATGTCGCACACAAATTGTGGGTTGTGAACCCAGGGGTATTATATAATTTACTATTCGATTTATATTGTTGATTAAAATCCCCGGCAACAATTGCGCGACAATCTCCCCTACAAAGTGCCTGTAAATTATGCCACTGTTTATGTCGCATTTGATTAGATGAATCGTCTAAATGAATATTAAATAAGTCGCATGAATGGTCCTTATATTTACACTGTGTATACAATCCGTACTCTTGAGGGTGATGGTTAACGTGAACATCTGAAAATTCTGACCGCTTTAATAAAGTGACATTTCCGCTTTCCGATTTTTTATTATACCATGACATCTTTTTTAGACCGGAAATAATATATTGCTTTTCGAATAGCGATAAAAGCAGCATATATTCCTTTTTCATGACCTCTTGTAACATTATAACATCAGCGTCGTATTCATGTAATATTTTACATATTTGTGCAAATCGGGACTTACGATTGAATACAACAGATTTATCTACTTTTGGATAATAAGATTGTTTAATCCATTCGGAAGCTAAAATATTCCACGTTAATATCTTCATATACTTATAAAATATATTTTTTGGGCTTGTTATATGTTTTGAAAGTAATGTAAATACAAATAAAAAAAAGCAAAGTTTAGTATGTAAATAACTTCAGCAGAAAAAATATTTTCATTAAGTTTCAAACCAATAAAGGTTAGAAGCAATATTTCTAATAATAATGACGATAATAATACATTATTACAGCTTGAGAAGTAACAATGTCTCATCATAAACCCCAAAATAGAGAGAAATGCCGCAAGGGCAAACACGTAATGAAGGGCATTATTTTCATCAATACAAATAAGGCCGTATATACCAACAAGTAATAAACAGATTACACATGTTGAAAAATTATCGCCTCTTTCTAGTTCATACAATATTGTACCTACCCCCATTAATAACATAAAAAATATAATATGGTATTTATAGCTCTCATTACATATTATGTTTGAAACACTATTATTTGAATTATAATAATAATATACATAGTAAATTGGTATTAGATAACATAATATCATAAAACACAATAAATTATTTTTGTTCATTTTATACATTTGATAAAATATATATTTATCAAATATTATAAATATATGTTTGGCTATCCAATAATAATACAGTTGATTTTTGAATTGTAGAAATGGCACAAAATAACTACTCAAAATTTTCCTTTGAGTAACCAATAACAGCACACGCGATTCTTTTGCCGGCATTTCCGGTCTTTAAGCTTTCGGCATTCTCTCCTTTTCCGCAGTCATCTTCGTCGGCATGGATGATTAACCCTCTGCCAATAATGTTACACTTAGTGCCGCGAAGTTTGATAACATTATCATAAAATGTGTATTTTGCGTCACCCTTATTATTTGTTTTTATATTACCTAAATCGCCAACGTGCCTTTTGCTCATACCAGGGCACCCGTGGGTTTCTCCATAAGGATTAAAGTGCGCGCACATACTAGTACATTTATCAGTTAAATCTCCTGCTTCGTGAACATGAAAACCATGTAAAGAATTCGGATTTAATCCAGTAATATTTAAATCTATTTTTACCCTATTATTAGTTAAATCTTCACTAAGTTTAACAGTTCCCTTAATACTGTCATTAAATACAGCAATAGCATATACAGGTTTAGTTGTCATTATTTTATATAAATAATATATAATTAAAACACAAATTATAACTAATACAGATATATAAAAATACATTATTGGTTTCATTATGTATTATATTTTGAAATTAAATTAAATAATCTGCGTTTTACTTCGTAGTAAATCTAAAAAAGTGTAAATACGTGTTTACCTTTTAAACTCCTCTCCCCCCTCCTGACGAAAACAAATTTAGTAAAAAATTGATTCTATATAATAAGAATAATAAAACAGATAATAATACAGATAATATAAAATGGTAGATTCAAATAATTTTACACAATATGTTATTAATGGTAGAGTTAAAAGAGGGACGTGGATGAATAAAGAAAATCATAATATATACGCTAGTTGGTTAGGTGAAAAACTTGGTTATCAAAACACAGAAGATTGGTATAAAATTACAAGTGTTAATATATCTGATAATTACGGAGGAGGGTTAATCTCCGGTTATTATAAGACAACTACATTATTTGTTAAAGCAATGTTTCCTAATTATAAGTGGGTAGAGTGGAAATTTGAACAAATACCAAAAAAGTTATGGAAGGATATCAAAAATCATAAAATATACGCAATTTGGTTAGGTGAAACGCTTGGTTATAAACAAACGGAAGATTGGTATAAAATTACAGGTGATAAAATATCCAATAATTGTGGAAGAGGATTATTAACTGGTTGTTATGCGGATTCTCCTTCATTATTTGTTAAAAACGTGTTTCCTCATTATAAATGGTTAGAATGGAAATTTGGACAAACGCCAAAGCATTTTTGGGAGGATATAAAAAATCAAAAAACATACACCAAGTGGTTAGGTGAAGAACTTGGTTATAAAAATACGGAAGATTGGTATGATATTACACTTGACAAAATAATAAAGTATTACGGAGGCGGATTAGTATCGAATTATTATAGTAATTCTCCCATATCATTCGTAAAAGCAATGTTTCCTGATTATGAATGGTTAGAACAATGGAGATTTGGACAAACGCCAAAGCATTTTTGGGAGGATATTAAAAATCAAAAAATGTATGCCAACTGGTTAGGTGAAAGACTTTGTTACAAAAATACTGAAGATTGGTATAATATTACAGGCGATAAAATAAACGATAACGGCGGATGCGGATTGTTATCAGATTATTACCATAGCTCTCCTTCATTATTTGTTACAAAAATGTTTCCTGGTTATGAGTGGTTAGAATGGAAATTTGGACAAACAACACCGCATTTTTGGGAGGATATCAAAAACCAAAAAAAATACACTAAGTGGTTAGGCGAACAACTTGGTTATAAAAACATGGAGGATTGGTATGATATTACCTATTATAAAATAAACAATAATTGCGGAGGAGGATTAATGGTCCTTTATTATAATGGTTCTCCTTCATTATTTATTAAAACAATGTTTCCTGACTATGAATGGCTAGAATGGAAATTTGGACAAACATCACAGCATTTTTGGAAGAATATAGAAAATCAAAAAACATACACTATTTGGTTAGGTGAACAACTTGGTTATAAAAACATGGAAGATTGGTATGATATTACATGGAATAAAATATGCGATAATTGTGGAAACGGATTAGTATCAAGTTATTATAACGATTCTCCCTTATTATTCGTTAAAGCAATGTTTCCTAATTATGAATGGATTGTGTCAAAATTCAAGAAAAATTATTCACAAGGACAAATTGAATGGTTAGAATATATAAAGGTTTCTGTTCCTGATATTCGTCATATATTGAATCATGATGGTAGTGAATTTATTATACCAAACTCTAGATATAAAGCAGATGGGTTTAGTATAAAAGACAATATGATATTTGAATATCACGGAGATTTCTTTCACGGCAATCCAAAAATTTATACTCCAACGGATATTAATACAAGAGTAAAAAAGACGCATGGAGAGTTGTATGAAAATACCCTCAACAAACAACAATTCTGTGAAAAATCAGGATTTAAATACAAATTTATATGGGAGAGTGAATGGATACGTGGCAAAAATGCATTGATTATATTACAGAAAAAAATAAAATGGTTTCTCGGAAAGTCAATTTGACATTTTAAGCGTCGATTTTTATGCGTTACGAGAGAAAATATTAATGATCTCAGGGCTCTTCGCTTTCTTGGCCTTCCGTGTTTTACGTGGTCCAGCCTCGCGAACACACTTGAAACTAGCGTTTCTAATTTGTCCGGATTTACACGTCTTAACACACCGCTTAGTAGTCGGGTTTAATTCCTTACCGGCAGGGCAAACCTTGTTAGTAATAATTTTTTCCTTAACACACTTGAAACTAGCGTTTCTAACTTGTCCAGATTTGCAGGTCTTAACACACCGTTTAGTAGTCGGGTTAATTTCCTTACCAGCAGGACAACCCTTTTCACTAATTAATTTGGCCTTAACACACCTAAAGCTTGGGTTTCTAACTTTCCCTTGTCCGCATACCTTGACACATCGTTTCGTAAGCGGATTAAACTCCTTGCCAGCAGGACAATCGAGAACAATTTCTATATTTTCAGTAACAGCCAGAGGGACCACAGCAGCACTATTGTCGATTGCCTCAGCAACCTTCATTTCGGTCGACACCCCATTCGCGATTAAATGGTTCTCGATATGCTTGTTATGTTTTTCAAGCAGCCCGCTGTTAGTCAAAAGGTCTTCATATTGCGCTAATAATTGTTCAGGTGTAGACCGTAGAAATACTCTCCCCTCCAACATATTCACACCAAGGTTCATCACATTTTTATAAAATTCCTCAGACAATAAATGCTTAGACCGATGTAGAACAAACATAAGCGCAATTCCAAGACCATATGTATCAACTGTATCAATAGATTTCTCAATAAATCGGTTGTAAGAATCGTTAGTGGGTTCAAATTCAAGAACATTTCTAAATGCGTTTCTTGTACCCACCGCGGCAGTTTTGTCTCTTTTTGATGTATTCGCATTAAAATGGATCACACTTGTAAAAAAATATCCGCAATTATCTGCAACCGACTCGGCAAATCCTCTATATCCCCTCTTGGTCTTTTCCCTTCTCGCCGCCCTCATATAATCCTCTTTATTCCAATAAACGGCTTCGAGCGGAAACGACCAATGATGGTTTAAACCGAGCCGAGAACCCGACGTTTTTGCTTGATAAATACGCGTAGACCTCTTCTCCATAAACCCGAAATCAATAAAATTCGCCCGGTTCGTCGCCTTGTCATATACGATATTTTGTTGTTTTAGGTCGTGATGAAGAACATCATTATCATGCAATACTTTCAGCCCATAAAAGAGGCGAACGACTTCTAACCAAAATAGTTCAATGGCGTCCACGTGTTCCTTGGTTTTGGTCCAAGTCTGAACCTCTTCGCCAAATTGTGCGAGATCTTGCCCACCATACTTCATAACAAGCAATGAATAGTCGTCAATTCTCTCCGGTTCAAACCTCCCAGATGGGCACTTACGCATAGACCGTATATTGCTCAATATACGGGCCGGTTTACATTCGCTGGGTTTACCTAAATAAAACTGTTTCCTCTTGTCGGCGGCATCAATAAGCGCAAACTCTTTCAGTTCCTTTATTGCATTTAGAGTTGTCATTAACTTGGATATTTCATTTTCATTGCGGCGCGGTTTGTCGCGACACATCATAGATGGTTTATGCGCACATCCAAACGTACCCTCTCCTATTACGTCTACGCCGCTATCAGAAATTTCTTGGCTCTTCTTTGTGGGCATATTATATATTATATGGTAATAAATAATATAAAATGTAAGAAAGGTGTGTTAAATGAGAAAAAGTGGGTTAAGGCCTATAAAATTGTACCCCCTAAAAAGGCAAAAATACTACAACCGTGTAGGAAAAACGAAAAAAACAGGGATAAAAAAATCCCTACACATGTAGAAAGAAACATGTTATTTTGGGGAAAGTATTTTGGGAAAGTCAATTTTGGACATTTTTTTTGTCCATTTTTGAAAACCTAAAATACTTTATGCCAAAAACATGTTTTGACTGCATAATTGAAAATTAGCGTCTGGTCACCAAAAAAATAATTTTCAATTTGTGACGATAAAATTTTTTTATTTTTGGAGAAAAGAATTTAAATATTTATACAATCATAATATATGGAAACTTTAGGAAACCAAATTATGCCCGAATTATGCCATAAATTTTACTGTAATATTTGTGACTATAGAACGTCTAAAAAGAGTAGTTATGACAATCATAAACTGTCTGCCAAACATCAAAAAGGCATAAAAGCGAACGTTTTGGAAACATTTGGAAACGAAATTATGCCTAAATTATGCCATTCAAAATATTCGTGCGAATTTTGCAACAAAGACTTCAACAATCGTTCAGGATTATGGAAACATAAACAAAAATGTCTAACAGAAAGGGATTTTACCAACAAGGACGTAAACAATAAAGACATAAATGATAAGAGTATAAATGAGAAGGACCTAATTATGATGTTAATCAACGATAACAAGGATTTTAAACAATTGATATTAGATGTCTGTAAGGAAAAGGACGAATATAAAAATATGGTTATGAAGGTATTGGAAAATGGAACACATACTACAAATACAACGCATACAAACTCGCATAATAAGGCATTTAATCTTAATTTTTTCTTGAACGAGACGTGTAAGGATGCAATGAATATTACAGAATTTGTTGAGTCAATTAAGCTGCAGTTGTCAGATTTGGAGCGGGTTGGAGAACTCGGTTATGTAGAGGGTATTTCAAATATTATAGTTAAGAACTTGAAGGACCTTGATGTTACTCAAAGACCGGTTCATTGTACCGATAAGAAGAGAGAAACCATGTATATTAAAGATGAAAATACATGGGAAAAGGATGAGGAACAGAAGAAGATGCACAAGTTAGTAAGAAAGGTCGCTGATAAAAATGCGAGGATGCTACCCAAGTTCAAAGAAGCGCATCCGGATTGTACCAAAAGTGCTTCTCGCTACTCCGATCAATACAACAAAATTATAATGGAAGCAATGGGTGGCAGGGGTGACAATGATTTTGAAAAAGAAGAAAAAATAATAAAACGTGTTTCAAAGGAAGTAATTGTCGACAAGGAAGATCCCACCTAATTTGTTAAAATATATATATAAATTTGATACTTAAAGAATTGAAAATATCAAGTTTTCCCCTGGGAAAGTTTTTTCAGAAAATGAAAATGGACAAATAAATGTCCAAAAATCGAAAAAGCCAAAACGGTGTTACCGAATAACATGTTTTGACTGCATAATTGAAAATTAGCGTCTGGTCACCAAAAAAATAATTTTCAATTTGTGACGATAAAATTTTATTCTTTTTTATGAAAAGGATTTAGGCGTTTTTTATATTTCCATTATATAGAAATGGAGGAAACAATTTTGGCGCCGAAAAACGCCGACTTTTACTGCGAACCATGTGACTTTAAATGCTGTAAGAAGAGTGAATGGTGCCGCCACACACGAACCGCTAAACACAATCATCGTCTCAGTGGAAATAATACGGAAAATTTGGAAACGACAAAAAACGCCGAATATGTCTGTAATTGTGGGAAGAAATTTTTGTCGAATTCCGGCTTATGGAAACATAGCAACAAATGTAAAATAGAAAATGAGCATAATGATAGTGGTATAAAAAATAATGAGCATAATTATAAGGGCATAAATGAGAAGGACCTAATTATGATGTTAATCAATGACAATAAAGATTTTAAACAATTGATATTAGATGTGTGTAAGGAAAAGGACGAATATAAAAATATGATGATGAAGGTATTAGAAAATGGAACACATAATACTACAACGCATACAAACTCACATAATAAGGCATTTAATTTGAACTTCTTTTTAAATGAAACCTGTAAGGATGCCATGAATATTACAGAATTTGTTGAGTCGATTAAGCTACAATTATCCGACTTGGAGCGAGTTGGTGAACTAGGTTACGTAGAGGGAATCTCCAATATTATAGTTAAGAACTTGAAAGACCTTGATGTTACTCAAAGACCGGTTCATTGTACCGATAAGAAGAGAGAAACTATGTATATTAAAGATGAAAATACATGGGAAAAGGATGAGGAACAGAAGAAGATGCACAAGTTAGTCAGAAAGGTTGCGGATAAAAACGCGAGGATGCTGCCCAAGTTTAAGGAAGCACATCCGGATTGTACCAAAAGCGCTTCTCGGTTTTCAGACCAATATAACAAAATTATTATGGAAGCAATGGGTGGAAGAGGTGACAATGATTTTGAAAAGGAAGAAAAAATAATAAAACGTGTCTCCAAGGAAGTAATTGTCGACAAAGAGGGTTAATAGCGTAATTTATATTTTGTTATGTCTAGTAAATATCATTGTAAAGGATTATCATGTGCGCAAAATATTTATATAATCCGTGAATATTTTGTTTATTCGCACACTGTTCGCGTAAGTATTTTGTAAAATCGGAAAAGACATGATCGTAATCTGCATAATCGTCGTCCCATATCCATTTTACACGAGTTACCGTTCCAGCAGAATCACGCCATTTTATCTTATCTCTCCGAAAATACTCATTAAACTTTTTAGACATATCATTCAAGGTTTTTGTATGAAAATAATACTTTTCCAATAAGCAAACTCCATAAAATGAATCTCGTAAGTCGTGCAGTGTACTTTCCCAGCAATATTTTTCTAACCAGTAATAAACCTTGACTTCATCGTATATAAAATGATATATAAAGCGATGCAAGACTGTCGGAAGACGCTTAAATATTTGTAAATCTTGGGGCAAATTCTCGAAATTCATTGTTTGTTAGATTGATATATTTTATATGAAAATAAATCAATTTTATTTACGAGTCTCGGGCATCTACATTATCTTCAAGGGTCTAAAACCTGTAACCGTATTTTCCTCTTAAATTTATCTTCGTTGTCAAACAGATACAACTTAAATTTTCTATGAGTGAAGTTGTCAATATCAGCTCTCATCGTAAGCCTAGACGATAATTTCAATTCAGGTAGATAAACCACATATTGGAATAATCCATCATTTCTACTAATTTTGTCAAATAGATACCCGTCGTATTCCTTGTCCATAGTTTCCGGTGATGTGTGACACATATCTAATAGAGTACAGTCGCACTGAACTTTTCTAATTGAACGCATGGTTACATTGATATAGTCAAGTTCCCCGATCCATTTATTATAAAAATCCTCGCTAACTTCTGAAGAAGGCAGTATTCCTGTGACAATCTGTAGCTTTATCATGTTAAGAAGGTCGACCAATCGCCGAATAGGGCTTGTAATATGTACATAAGCATCCATATCCAGAACTTCATGACGAGTATTAATAATTTCAGACCCATTCAGGTATTGTCCTGCGGAACTATTCCACATTTTAACAAACATTCGGACCTCATCGGGAACAGTCGGAGGTAAATCAACATCTCGCTTCATTATCGCGGAGCGGAAAATACCGGTCTTATGACTAAGTAGGTTCTTAGCACAATGAAAATTCATGAGTATCATAAAATAGCTAACAACATCGTGACTATTTCTTACTTTATTAATATATGGTTTGACTGCAGAGAGGCCCTGTGCGGCATTAAAAATCTTGTGATAATTTCTATCGGCAAGTAGACTTTGCTCTTCATATCGATAATTTTTACGAACTCGAATAAGACTGTTTGTATATTGGATATCTATAATATCGTTATTTTGGATAAAAACGTCCATTACAAACGCAACTCGTGTGACGTTTTCCTGTAGACTACACAAACAATCAGACAATATGGTTGGTAACATGGGGCGCTTTTTATCGGGAAGATAAATGGTAGAAATTCTACGTGAAAAGGACCCCCATAAATTAAGAACGTCCATTAAAATTGTAACGTTGGAAATGTAAATACTTAACTGCTGTATTCCATTTTCGCGGTCAACAATGCTAAACCCGTCGTCAAAATCCACACTGTTATATGGGTCAATAGTGATAATATTCCAAGCACTCTGATCAGTTCTATCCTGAATGGACGGATATTTTGCCTTTACAGAGTCGATAATTCCGTCGTGGCATTTATTACCAATGGCCTTGAGGGTATCCTTATGGAATTTCTGGATAGATGCGTTTAAACTTTTGCAGAATAATTGATATTCATAAAAATTATCAAGAATGTCGATGGGGCCAATAACATTGTCAAGTTTTGCTCTTGGATGTTTATCAACCCATTCATCGAATACAAAAGTTACGTATAAATTCTTTAAAACCTTTGAAAACCCAATATTTTTAATTTCATATGGAACTAAAAATGCCGGCAAGCGCATATCATCTGGAACGCATTTATAAAGTAATTTTCCTCCACCCCTTTTGTTACTTGATACTGCTGCGTCGGTTATTTTATGTTGTCTTCCGTATGTTTTATTTCCAGCCAAAATAATAACACCTGGTATTGCGGACCCCGATCGTATAGAAGAATGGAGTATTTGGGGTTTGTTATTTGCGTCAATAGTAAATACGTCGGTTGAAAACAACTTGCTTTCAAGTGGGTTAATATTCAACTCTACCGGAATTAAATTCGTAGTATCGGCAATATGCCATGACTCGTAATTTCTATCTTCGACGAATAGTTTATAGCTTGAGCGGCTAAACTCTGTAACGTCATTTAATTGCTTCGACATACAAGCCGTTTATATTATATACACGACATATCTTTAACTCTTATTTAGAAAGATAAAATGTATTAAAGGTTTTGAAGCAATTTAATATTATGAAGAAGAGTGTTGTTGCTATTATTATGGCTGGTGGAATGGGAAAAAGAATGGGTTCCAGTATTCCAAAGGTGCTTCATAAGGTGGATGGAATTCCAATGATAAATCGTATTATGCTAACCTTGAAAAATCTAAGCTTTACTGTCCAATTAGAAAGGGTCATTGTTGTTGTTGGGAAATACAAGGATCAGATAAAGAATTCTCTCGACATGTTAGAGATGCCGCCGAATATTGTCTACGTTACACAAGATGAGCCACTTGGAACAGGTCACGCGATAATGTGTTGTCAGTCGGAACTTGTTAAAAACATTGATTCTGATGTATTAATCTTGTCGGGAGATGTGCCGTTGTTAAGTACGCATACTATGACTGATTTGTTGAATATGAAAAGTCACGTGAAATTAATTACGACAACACTGAAGGATCCAACCGGATATGGTAGAATCATAGAACACGATGGAGTTTTCAGTAAAATAGTTGAACAAAAGGATTGCGCGATAGATCAGCTACACATAGCAAGAGTGAATGGCGGAATTTATTGTATAACAGCGCAATTATTATGTAGATACCTAAAGCAATTAAATAACAGTAACAGCCAATCTGAGTACTATTTAACAGATATTATAGAAATTATAAAGACTAACGAGAAGATGGATGTAGACATGCTAGAAATTCCGGTCGAAAAAGTGTATGAGATTATGGGGGTCAATACTATAGACCAATTAAAAGAATTAGAAAAGATACTAAAAAATAAAATTGAAATTGAAAATAAGCTATCTGTCGCTCGCATAAACATAAACGAGAGTTGAATATGAGTTCAGGTAATAGAAATTATAGTTTAACACGCCCTCAGCGTTGCTGTTCATTTTGTAGACGACCTGGTCATGCGGTTAGTAGATGTGATAGTGATAGAATAATTGAGTTTGAGATTATATGTGAACGTCAAGTTAGAAGTATGGATACAATTGATGAGTTCAAGGAATGGTTAAACCAAAATTACATTAATAATTCGCATTTGTTAAGGGCGTTTGCTGTTACAAAACTTCGCAGTAACTCTCGAATTACTGTATTGGAGTCTATAGATCTAATCTCGCAGTATATTTTTGAAACGTATAAAAATCTCATTGTAGAAACTGCGCCGGTAGAAGAGGCAGCCCTTCCTGATGATATAGAGGAAGATCTGATGCAGGTGTTATCTGAGCTACGTAATATCGAACATATACAGCCACTCCAGGAGGCAGAACCCGTCTATAATGAACAATTTGTAAGTTCTCGTCGTCGAGAATATATGCGATATATGGCGGATGTATTAGTATTTACTATTTTGAACAACATGTTACCAACAGATGGAGAGGAACCACTTGCTGTAATTCCACGACCCGCTATAATGTCAAGTATTGACGATAAATTTGTTCATGATGCGTCGGCGGTGGCGAACGAATGTAGTATTTGCTGGGATAAAAAAGATTCGGATAAATTTGTGAAGCTAAATTGTAACCATGAATTCTGTAATGAGTGTATAGTTAAAACGCTTTCTGCCAACAAGCACCGGGCTCCGTGTTGCGCGCTTTGTAGAGCAGATATAAATAATATTACATCAAGAAGTGTTGATGTGCAAAATGAAATTTCAAACGCAGTCGCCTAAAGTTGTGCGATGTAGGTGTAAATTTATATATTTTTGTTGGTTTTTTATTTACAATAGTGTAGATAAAAAATACGTCCTAATTCAATCTCAAATAAGTCGCCTTCATATTGTAGGCGAAATATTGTCATTCCAGAACTCATAAATATTTTATGGATTATGCGGGGGGTTTTTAAGTTTTTAGGTGCTGCGGGGTTTTCTTAAGGCATTGACGGCATAGGCCCGCCTCATCCGCCAGTCATTACTCCTGGCATCGGAGGCATGGCCCCACCTCATCCACCCCGCATTTTATAAACGCGTCGCGTGCGTCTTTTGTTCCCAGTTTTTCGCTGCCTGGTTTTGCGCTTTTTATTCGGTTGCGAACCGGCGAACATAGAGAGAAGGTACTTAAACGTGCTCATTAAAATATCCGAATATTATAATTTCGGCCCATCTAAATCATTCAAATCGGTTCCCATCTGGTTCATAATGGCAACTGGGTCTGAAATAGTTTGTGGTTGTTCGTCTGGTTCATGCACGTATTCATTATTCTCATCCGATGCGGGTGGGGGCGCTTCGGCTTGTTGTTCATTATTTAATTCTTGAATGCTTGCCTTTTTAACGACGTTGCGTTTTATATTTTGTATTTGTAATGCGTGCATTCCAATGTAGGGAACAACGGCTATATTATTCATATAAGTTCTATAATTAAACACCGAAATACTTGTATTCTTATTAAATTTAATACTATACCACCAATAAGCAGGGATAAACAGTGTTTTTCCAGGGGTTAAAGTAAACTCGAGACATTTAATCTTATCGAAATCGGCAGCATATTTTGGTTGAGGCGACCACGGGTCAATGGGAGACTTAAATTCGAAATTCTCATAATCGTAAATAGGATACAGATATTTTGTGCTATGTGGTGGGGCCAATTTAATTTGTGCGCTACCCTGGGTCAGAAGGAAGAAATTCCTATAGTTAATTTCGTATCTAAATGGGGTACGGGTTCCGTTGCTACCCATCATGACATCATAATTACAATTTGACACCATATAAGGTCGCAGGAATTCGTCGTTGTATTTTAGATTCTTGACAACTCCTGTTTCTTCTAAAAAATCCGCATTTTTTTCGGATAGATACATTGCGTTCTTATCCTCTTCAAACAATTTCATCGAAGCGTGCATGGGCAATGGAATATATAATTCCGAGTTTGTGTCAGTCTCCTTTATATTTCGAATTTTCACTTCGAATGCTTGATAATTATTCGCAATGTATGTTTTATTAGAGGACTCGATGATTTTTTGACAGTCAAAATCGAATAAGACTGGTTGTCGAACATCACATATTTCTTCTAGTTTTTCCTTAGATGGTTGCTCAATCTCATACATCTCAAGGTCTTCGCCCGTTTTTAAATGAAACTGAATGTGCAAATAAATGAATAACACTAAACAAAATATAAAAAATCCTATTATTATTTCCATTAATCTTAAATACAAATAATAATAATTTTTGCGAACTATAACGAAGAAGCATTAGTCATTCATTTTAGGGGCGATAAAAAACATAATAGAGCTGTCATCTCCTAAATCATATCGAATTTTCATAGGCATATTATTACTCAAAGAAAAGTCTACATCCGTGGAGAGTTTGTTTGTTATGCACATTTTGTTAATATATGCTAAACTGTATGTCAATGTAATTTTCTCTCCTTCAACAATACTATAACTTGATATGTCGTCAATGGGTATATCAACTGTCATCTCTCCACTAACACCATTCGTAGATAAGCTAATGTCTTCTTCGGAACAATTAATTATAATATCATTACCAAAATTGCTTAATTGTGAGAACATCTCTGAAATTTGTTTGGCCGACAGGGAAAATTCAGCATCGTATTCAACGTTCGGAATATGCATTTCTTCATAATCGTATTCGACAAGGGGCATTTTAAATGATTTCTTATATTCTCCCTTTTTAGCCTCTTGAGATACAAAGTTAATATTAAGTGTATCGCTGTCACTATTCTCTAATGTAATAACTAAATCTTGACCGTCTCCCTTGGTGCTAATTATAGAATGAAAAACATTGGAATCGAAACAAATTTTAGTTTCTTCGTTAATATCATATTCTGCGAACCAATTTTTAGTAATAGTCGAGTCAAATAGACAGATCTTAGACTTGTCCATTCCCTGAATATGCGCATGTTCAGTTCCAAGTGTAATAGAAACTACACTAGAACAGTTTTTTAATACCTGAAATAGCGAAACGAATATGTCCTTCTTTTTTCTATCATTTAACAGGATTTTCATAATAAATATAATAGGGTTGAATGTTTAATATATTTATTGGGTTAATTCTTAAATTGCGCTATTTGCCATTTCTTGTTTCACCATAGACTTTAGATCAGCGCTTTCAATTGCGCCACTGGTTTCCTGTCCCAAGGCAGAGTCAATGTCGGTTCCTGCGGGAACAGCCGTTTCACCGGTTGCTTGTAGACCTCGCTCGACCTCTGTCAATGCCGTCTCAAAGTCTGTGAATTTTTCAGCGCTCTCTTGAACAAATGCGTCATATCTGAGCATGAATGTTTTCAAAATGTCCTTCGTCTCTACCAAGTCCCGCTCGAACTTAAATAGTTGTTCAGTGTGCTTGGAAACTGCCAACATTTGTTTATTACCGTCGTCGCCAATTCTAGTTACCTGTTGAGTAAGCTTAGCAACCTCCTCGGTCAATTTACTAACCGATTCATTGCCAACACTTCCGCCTCCCATTTTTTCTAAAGAGTCGAGTCTATTAATAATGTTGGTTAAAACGCTAATGTCGATAACCTTCGAGTTGTTTGGCAAATTAGATTCTGATGAAGAATGCTGTTGTTCACTGCTGTCTGCGTTGTGGTCTGTTTCCATAACCCACTGTTCGACACGCCCCAAACGCAGTGTGATTAAACCAATCGCATCAGAAATACTCAACTTCGAGAATGGCAAACTGGCTTGGGATTGTTGTTGAGATTGTCTAACATCTTGATAGGATTGACTTTGCGGGCCTCGTGAAACACGGACATTAGACGGGGGCTGCCCCTGGCCTGGACCCGGTCCCTGTTGCGCAAATGCGGCGTGAGAATTGATGGAGGTTCCTGGTCTGTTTCCTGATACGGGCGGAGCATTTTCTCCGGCACGTCTAGCTCTAGCGGCGGCAAGTGATCTTGAACTCATAATAATAATAATATACACTTTGTTTTTAAATTACTTACGCAACAATCGCAATTCCTAAAGGCACCTAACTTTTTAAACTTATGCGACCATTTTCATTTTAATCGCTTCGTGACTCGTATAATTCTGAAGATCAAAATCTTCTACGCAATAATCATTAATATTCTCTCTAACTTGTTTAATAGACACTGTGGGGAACGGATACGGTTCTCTTACCAATTGTTCTTTAATAGGTTCAATATGTTCCTCGTAAATGTGAGAGTTACCCATAAAATGAACAAATTCATAGGCTTCAAGGCCACAATGTTTGGCGATTAAATGAGTTAGCATTGAATATGATGCGACGTTGAAGGGAATTCCGATTGGGAAATCGCACGATCTCTGATAAAGAGCACACGATAATTTGTTACCATCGTGGACGTTAAATTGGCACATAATGTGGCAAGGCGGTAGCGCCATTTCGTTAAGTTGACTAGGATTCCACGCCGTCATTATCAAGCGACGACTCATACGTTGGACAGGATCTTTTAAAGCATCGATAATTTGTTGCAGTTGGTCGATTCCGGTGACCTCTTTCCTATTTGAAAATATATCTGGTTCATTTTCGTTATATAGACGTTTTCCACTGAAACAATTATAATTTGCGTTATAGTAGCGCCATTGATAACCATAAATGGGTCCGAGCATATCTTCAGGATACAAATGTAGCCCTCTACTATCTAAAAACTCTCGAGATCCGTTAGCATCCCAAATGTGAACTCCCTGTTGCTTTAGAAGTTTGTTATCAGTTTCGCCTCGAATAAACCACAATAGTTCCTTCAAACATGTCTTCCAAGCAGTCTTCTTTGTGGTAAGGATTGGAATCTTACCGTCTTTTAGAGAGAAACGCATAGATGAGCCAAAAATACTTTTAGTTCTGCCATTTCGGCCCTCTTCCCAAGTACCATTTTCAATAATATTTTCAATAATATTTAAATATTGATACTCCTCGTGCGAATATTTTCGAATATTTTCAAAGATTCTATCAGATAATTTAGAATCGCAGGTATTAGCATTATCTAAAGTAGGTGGGATTTCAATTCTAGAACCATATTCTTCTGCCATGTGCTCCATTTATTTAGTAATCGCATACCTTTAAATACTTTAGTTTATAGACGATTTTCTGTATTTTAATTTCTAATTATACCGTATATAGGAAATGGATAGTTCAGACGATTCAAATAAAAACTTTTTTAAGCATGTTTTTAATTTCGATGATGATTCAAAATCTGACATTTTAAATATTATTCAATACGCATTGATCGCTATTGTTCCGGTTGTAATTTTAAATAAATCTATAGGGAAATATGTGCCCGAGGCGGATGATAGAAAAAGTAGTTTAGAAATAAGTGCCGAAATAGTTATCCAAGTAATCGTCACATTTATGGGTTTATTAATTATTCATAGGGCAATTACATTCATTCCAACATACAGTGAAGCAAAGTACCCCGAATTCCATATTGTGTATATTATTTTAGCAATATTGATGATTATGATGAGTCTTCAGACAAAACTAGGAGAGAAGGTAAGCGTGCTAGTCGACCGTCTAATGGAATTATGGGATGGTAAATCCGATAACAAAAAGAAGAACGCGAAGAATTCCGTCAAGGTTTCTCAGCCAATTTCTGGACAAATTACCGGGCAGCAAATGAATAATGCTGCTGCGGCCCAATCATTATACACTGATGGTACCGCTATCAGTTCTCTTCCAACAAATGATGTTCAATATGGCGGTGGCAATACTGTTCAACCACAACAACTCCCAGATTATGACTCCATGCATAGAAAGGATACTACACCCTTAGTTGGCGCGGCTTCTCCCGGAGGAATGCAAGAATCTTTTGGACCGGTTGCTGCGAGCGAGTTTCTAGGTGGTGGAGGTGGATTTGGTAGCGCGTGGTAAATAATACATAAACATAATTACATAAACATAATTACATAAATATAATCATATTACTATATTTATATATGGACGTGAAGAAATTGCTAAGCGCATTAGATGACGAAACAAATGAGAATCTATTAAATTTTACAACAAAAAAAATAAAAGAAATGAATTTAAAAATTTTAAATGAGCTTCGTCTTTCAAAGACCGATACTCTGGAATTACTTGCGAAATTAAAGGAATATAAATATGTGGACGAAATGAATGACCTGAAATATGGCGCATATATTAGATGGATATCTATCGACAACCCGGATAAGATTTCTTTGACCAAGGGAGGCATATTTTGCGAGATGAAAATAACAGACAAAGGTGTATTCTGTGTTTGTAAAAATCACGGCTTTAACACGCGACATTTTCAAATCTCAATGGATAAAACACTTATATTTCAAAAACTGACGACACAAGAGCAAGTATTATTATCGGCATTAGATCATTTATCGTCATAAATTTAAATAATCCACCGTCACCGTCGTTAATGGCGTTAAAATTGTATAAAGCAATAAAAGAAAATATCACTTTATATTAAATAATGAACACTTCAACAAATGCCTATCATATTCAAGAGTTAGTCTTTACCTTGTTCCTGGCGGTTTCATATGCGTTAATATTTATTTCATATTTGGGACTTTATAATTCGGCTCCCGAATATTTATCCAAAATGAATTATTATTTTAACATCTATCTTTGCTTATTCTTACTTTGGCGATTTAACCCCTTTAGAAAATTAGATACATTTACTGAACTAGACAGAAAAATAGTATTTAGCGCCGGTGTTTTTATCCTGACGACAACCGCATTAAATCAGTATATAATTGAAATACAAAATACAATTAAAAAGGCTATATCTTACTTTGAAAAGAAGGTCTAACGCAATTCACTATTAATAGACTGCTTAAAGCGTGTTGTTTCGTTTTGTTTTTTGATTTTTTGCGCTTTGCCTTCGACGGTTTTTAATTGTTTTATTTCGTCTTGGATTGTTGAAAAAAATATTCAAATGTACAATTATCTGTTTTCCTAAAATTTTATCTATTTCATATTCCTCAGGATCCTTATCCAAACATTTATAATTGTACATACGTATATGGTCTATCATTTTCTGGCCAAATTCGGAATCGTTATCAATTAATTTTCTACCAATCCCACTTGCCTTAAATCTGTCAACCATTTCTTCAAATTTTAAATCATAGTAATAAGGTTTTATGTTTATATAATATATTTTATCGTTTGACATTCCAGGATAAAACGTATCGTCTAAAAAACAGATTTCGGCGCTTGTCGGTATTCTTGAGCATCTAATCAAATCATCGTGTGTCTTGTAATGGCTAGTTCTGCCAACTTGTACATGCTTACCGTCAACCTTAAAGGCCGCGATTATTTGGTCAATTAATCGACAATCAATCTTTTTTTCAAAATACTTTACAATTTGATTTGCCCACTCTTTAGGACCATTGTTATTGGTATATATCATCATTTTACTACAAGACCTCGCCTCCTTTCTCTCCTTTAAGTAGCTTAATATATTTATTATATTTGGTCTTAGTACTTCCGGAAACAAATCTAATGTATTATCAAAGTCGCTTTGAGTCAGATCGGGCCTATCCATATCTTTCAGGCAATATGCTAGACTATCCCAAAAAATACCAAATTCTGTAAAATAGCCCAGAGTTTCATCTAAATCAAATACAACTATTTTCATTACTAATATATGTTGAGGTTTTTCATTTTACAAAATACTTTAATATACATTATAGTCCTGTGAATTGGAGTAAATTAAAGTATTTTGTAAAATAAAAAATGAAAATACTAAACTTGGTCTTTCAATATTCATATGTGTATAAATCAGAAACTATTTCAAAAAAATTATTTTATGTGTAATATATATCAAATATAAATGACCCAGTTGACTACAAGTGATTACAAACAGATTTTGGAATATTATAAGAAACCTATACCGGGTTCTACACGTCTGATGAAAAACGCAGCCGAACAAATTCTAGCAAGTAAATTATGCAGATGTATTAAAAAGGTCGATAAAAATAACGAGGCGCGTGCGATTGGAATTTGCACCAGAACAATATTTAATAGAAGGGGATATACTCGTGGTAAATTTAAATGTAAACGTGTGTCTACAGTAAAATTCAGAAGGACTGTTAAAAATACGACCATAAAGCGTCGCAATTAAATAATTACCAAAATTTATTAAGCTGTGCTAGCAGGCGAAACTGAGTAAAATTGTAGTGTTCTAGCGCTGGGATCAGTGGCATTTGTATATTTCGGCATCCAAAGATAAGGCAAAATATGGAAGCAGTTTGGATATGCCTTCTCGAAAATTTGCTTGTAATATTGTTTTTCAAGCTGGATGCTGGGCTCATAATTTGTAGTCGGGTCTTCTTCGCGGAAGAGTTGTGAAATCTGTTCCTGTAATACTGTAAACAGTGATCGTCCGTGGTTACTAACTCCGTCGCTAAAAGCCTCCTTTTTCCTCCAAAGAATCGCATCTGGTAGGATTTGTCTTCCCAAACAATCCTTAAAAATGGCTTCAGAAAAACTGTGTCTCAGGATAAATTTTTCTATGCGGTTTGAGGTTCGGTGATTTCTAAAATGCGCTGGAATCGAGAGGATAAAATTTACGAAGCTAATATCCAGAAACGGTGGTCTTGGCTCTAGCCCATGCGATGAGATTGATTTATCAGAGCGCAAAACATCGAATAGATGGATATCCTTCAATAACTGTCTAGTCTCCCTATCAAATTCAATGTCATCTGGGCATTTGTTCATGTACAAATATCCCCCCAATAGCTCATCGGATCCGTCACCATTAAAAATCACCTTGGCTTCCGAGTTTGCGGCGATATATTTACCGAGTAAGTAATTTCCAATACTCGCTCTTACGGTAGTTGTATCGTAACTTTCAATCGCGCGAATTACTTCGGGTATAGCATCGAACATTTGTTTTTCAGTGACAACAATTTCCGTATGTTTTGTTCCGAGGTAGTCCGCCGCAATCCGCGCATGTTTCAAGTCGTCGGATCCCTCGAGACCAATACTATATGTTTCTAATTTACTCGGTAGCTTATTAGATGCATAAAAATTATTTACAAGCGCGGTTATTAGACTACTGTCTAGTCCGCCAGACAATAGGCAGGCGATCGGCCTCTCGGTTGTAACACATCTTTTAACGACTGCGGCATTTAAATAGGCCGCAATTCTAGAATAAATATTCTCAATAATCATAGGATCTACATTGTTATTAATTAACCAACCGTGAGAAGGGGTTGGTATAAAATACGGAACATTGGTTTTCTCCATTACCCAATGTGAATCTGTATTATTTGCGAGATGTAAAGCACTAAAGGTCCCTGGCGTAAATTGTTCAATCGAGTAATTAACTGTGTCTTCGTTATAAAAACCCGACAAACACTTAAGCTCTGACGCGAATCCGTACAACTGATGATTCATATCTCCGCCGTTATATCTATTTTTTAAATAGTATAGAGGTCTAACTCCAAATGGGTCGCGGGCAACAAAAACGCGGTTAATATTTTCAGTGTTGACGCGATTATCGTACAAGACAAACGCGTATTCCCCATCTAACATGGCAAGAGTTTGTTCAATACCATATTTAAGGTACATGTGAATAATTACTTCACAGTCTGACCCAGTTACGGGCACAACACACATATCAGTATATAATTGTTTATAGTTGTAAATTTCGCCGTTGCAAATTAGAATAATATCATTGATAACCAGTGGTTGGTTGGATATATCATTAAGTCCGTTGATAGCCAAACGATGAAATCCTAGAACCATTTTTTTATAGGTGTCGTCTAATTTAGAAAATTCAGGTCCGCGATTCTTCCCCTTGACGAATTCCTTAAAGATATTATCATAATGTGTGTTTAATTTATTCAAAATAGCAAAAATACCACACATAATCCCTTTAGTTAATTATTATATTTCTCTTTATATGTATTTTATATTTATTTAAATGTATGTTATATGTGTTTTGGATTAAATAATAATCTATTATATTTATAAATGGACAATTCACAAAACAAGAGTCAGCTATGTAATTCACAAATACAAAAGGAAACAAATACACGAATTTACGATAGAAACATTCCCTCTCAAATGTTACAGCCGTATTTAGACGTCCGCCCTGTTATGACGAAATATTCATATTTCCCTATTGTTGATCCTAGAAAACCTATTACGGTGCCAATGGAACAGCTACCAATATATAATATTAATACGACCTTTAACCCGGGTAACGCAACCGCGCCATGGTCTGGATTTGCCTCGAGTATAAATACCGAATCCGAGTTGAGAAACCAGGTATACGCTTTACAGAAGTGCAGTCAAGCCGTTTTCGTTCCGAGTAGTAATAGTGATTTATACAATTATAAATTTCACTCTCAAAAACAAGCGAGCCCACATGACCTATTATTTCAACAGGACAAGTTCTCGGATTTTAACCCAAATCCTGACAAGGGTAAAGTTGGTTCTGGAATGTTTTATAATAATACACGAGTCCAGGTGCGCGACATGACAAAACAAAAGTGTTAATATACTTCGCAATACAGAAACCCCTATAAATTAAAATAATTATTTTACATATAAATTACATGTCAAATGATTTTGTGAATCGTGTAACGCTAGACTGTTTGTTAAATAAGGACATGTATAGTAGTCAGATTAAAAATAAAAAGGAACAGGCTTTAAGCAAGGAGGATAAACGGTTTTATCGCAAACGGATTTATAACTTATTTAAGGAGATTATCAACGGAAACCCGCCTCCGGATCTGTTTCTAGATGTTAAATCTACATACGACACATTTGTAAAGACGGCTATAAACTACTTTAAGGCAATTGATAGGAGCGATATAATACAATCTGATTATGATGCGCGCGCGACAGTAGATGACTTGAGTTGTAACACGATAGACTGCTCTTTAAATTGCTCTATAAATGGTAGAACTGACTATAACGAAGGTTTATTGTCCTCGCTGCGTTCAGTTAAAATAAGCGCTCCTACTTTAGACAAATATGTTACAAAAATCAGCACAAAAAAGAAGGAAAATATTATACTTCCTCAACAAAAAGATATAAATCTACAAAATCCCGAATTTAAAAGCAAAGGTATAAAAAAGAATAATATCACTAATATTTATGAGGACAACCACAAAAAGGGTGAAAAACAAGAAACATAAGATGAATAAAACCATTAAAAAGATTTCAAGAACCCAGACACCATATTATGCGAAAAAGGAAATCAAACTAAAACGGTTAAATTGTAGTCCAAAACCAAAAGGAGAGATAAACCATTTCTCGTGTTACACAAACAAAAATCTTTATCGATTACGTGATATGTGGAATGCTAGGCATCCAGACGTAAAAATAACTTCTAGTTCACCGAAAGAAATTCATCGATTCATATCCGAAAAGTTGAGCGGCATCTGTAATAAGGAATCTTGTTGGATAAGGCAGCGCTCGGTATTTGGTCCGGTTGAAAGTGAACTTTCAGATTCATTCGCACCAGAATCGCCTGCGGAGTGGAAGAAAAATCCTAACGAATGGCTATCGAGTATTGACATTATGAATGTTATGAAACAATACGAGAAGGCTTACAAATGCTTTGATTTTATTGGTCCATCTCCGATTGATTTTGATACAAGAAAATTATACGGGGAATGTGTCTGGGATGAACTCTGTAACTTTAGTTTGAGTGAACAAATTAAAAATGGTAAGACTAAAATTGGAATAATATTTAATACAGACCCGCATAATAAGCCGGGGCAACACTGGATTTCAATGTTTGTTAACATAAAGAAGCGAAAAATCTTCTTTTTCGATAGCACGGGCGACAAACCCGCTTCACAAATAATGGTTCTGGTCGACCGTATTAAGGAACAGGGGCTCTCAATGTCTCCCAAACTAAATTTCCAGTTTGATAGTAATGAAGGCATCGAGCACCAATACGGCAATACCGAGTGTGGTATTTATTCTCTCTATTTCATTGTACACATGTTAGAAGATAAGATGACTGCGCATTATTTAAAGACACACATTTTAAAAGACGAATATATGAATAAATTTAGACACATTTATTTTAATGATTCCCTGTAAAAATATATAAATATAACATTAGATTATTTATATATTAATGAGCATTAATGATTTTTTACACAAAGATAATCTGGTCACACTGTGGGACGTGATAAGTGACGAAGATATATTTCGTTTTCTGAAAAAACCAGTACAATCTGAAATTTCACAGGTATTTACAAATAATGTTCGCGGATTTTTTGAGTCAGAACGGGCGAAGAATTCTAATTTGATCGAGATGAATAAAAAATATATTATACTTATTTTAAATTATATAAAGCAGAGCGTAAACGCAAAACTACCATCCAAAATAAAAATATTAGACGAGCCACCACCGCCATCGCGAGAACTAATTACATATGAAGACCTGCAGACAGATCGTTTATCTCAATTTGACAAAGATTTAACAAGGCGCCAGGATGAATTTACAAGTGCGATGAAATTAAGTGTGCCTGATGTGCCGAAATTCACTGATAATTATGAAGACAAACCGATTGCCGGAATTGATAAAATTATTAAGGAGATGACTGCGAAACGAAACTACGATGTTGAAGAGATAAATCGTAGTTATACACCAGATGTAAATCAAACGACCAATTGGTTAAAGCCGCAAGACACGTCGATTAAAACTGAAAAATTTGTGCCGCAAACCTCCGCACAGAACCAACCTCCGCGATTAAAACATATCAATTTAGACGGCACTAGCGTAACAAATGACAAACCCTCGCCAAAGAAAAATGTTACGTGGGGTAATAATAAAGAAACAAATGATGCGGTGGATGAGTTAGAAAGTAGCATTTTCAAAAAGTTAAAAAGAGTAAATAATGACGATTTGAGCAAATCAACCAATATAACCATCGCATTAGAAGAACTGCCTACAACAAATGATAGACTTACAAACTTGGAAACGCAAATGAAAATGCTAAATGATAAACTAGACAGGTTTTTACAGCGAAACGCATAATTTTTTAAACCTTTACGTATATAAAAAATGATATGGATTATACTACAGTAGGAGTTATATTATATAATTTCATTTTTTATATAATATTTTACAAAGGTGCTTATTTTTCACCGCGACCATTCACCCATCTTATAACTTGTTCTCCTCGATCATTCAGTTCATATGTGCCCACCTTTAATGGCGCAATAGATGCGTCTTCCACAGCCTGTTTATAGATTGCTTTGTCATAAAGATCCAACACATCCTTACTAATTCTTCTATACACATATTCAACTCCATTAATTGTGATCGGTTTTCCGACCCATTCAATCGCGATTTTGTTGGCTTTAACCGTCGTGTCGTTTTGTTGCTCAGCATAATCAGGAACATATGAAAATTTATTGTTTGTTGGATCGCCAAAATTAACACATTTGCCATTCGAGTAAATATAGCAATCAAACGCGGATTCTTTAACTGCGTCTGTAAGTTGAGAAGTCAAGTTGGCTTTGATTTCAGAAATCTCAAACAGATATTGGTCGCTAGTGATAGGAACACGAGGAAGCGCCTTACTCAAATCTTTTCGCTTTAATTCAATGGCTTCATCGGATTTTAATTGGGACTCAGAAAATATCATAAGGTAAACAAATACTTCTACTGTTTGAAGCACCTTGGGTAGATCCTTATGACTACATATACGTCTCGCACGACCGATAACCTGTTCTGAACGCACCGGGTGCCAATATGGTTCCATTATGTGAACAAAACGTGTGTTTCGCAAGTTAATTCCCTCTGAACCGGATGATGTAATCATAAATACTTTAATTACCTCGCCCATATTATTGTTATGGTATTTCGCTTTTAATACACTACCAATACTTTCGGGGATTTGATCCCACTCTCCGTTGTAAATATGTCGGATAATCTCTTTTTCTTCACTGGTTTCGGTGCCTGTATATAAGGCATAAGTTGGTTTCCCCTCATCCACCTCAGGCATGTCAATTTCCCACGTATTGAGATGATTCTTTTTAATGATAAACCTAGCAAACCCGTTCTTTTCTAGAACTAAGCTGAATAACCCGATACCCTCTGCTGTTCTGAATTGGCTATAAACCAAATGTAATCCTTGATTTTCGGCGTCTTGGATATTTTCTAACATGTGTAAAAACTTGGGGCTATAAGTTTGAAGCGCTTCCGGTGTCAAAAAGTCGTTGGCGTGTTCTTTAATATTTTTAATAGCGATTTCGAGTTGTTCTTTATATGTAACTCCGCCAATCTCATCAAGAATTTCATCTCCTTCGATTTCACCCTCACGTTCGTCTTCCACGTCTTGTTTAGCCTCAACTCGCATTCCTTCTTTAAGTATCTGTGTAATTTCTGGTGCCTTGTTTTCTTCTTCCTCTTCTCCTTCTTTTTTCTTTTTCTTGTTAGAAGGAATAGGTCTATCTGGTATTACAAAATTACAGAATAAACGCGAAAAAATGCGATATGTTGATGATTTTTCCTCGAATAACTCGGCTGTATCAGATGGCGGTTTCTTCTTCTTCTCGTATTCTCTCTCATCTTTTCGCGCGCCTTCATAAATTCGGAATTGAGTATCGCTCATGGGGATACGAACAATATGATAATCGACGCCGAGCTGTTTGTCGAATTTTGGTAACAAACTTTCCTGCGCACTTTTGAAATAAGATGATAGGCCAATTATTCGCCTTTTTAACGCGTCAACATTTTTTAGCTTTTTATCGCTGTCGTTAATGTATCGCGTCATAAAGGTATTTAAATCGTCGGGCAACGCCTTCTTATTCATAACTTGAATTCCCTGAGCGACAATTTCAATATCGTTGCGTTTTAATATGCCGATGATTTTTCTCTCAAATTCATCATCAGAAATAAATTCAATGTCCAATGCCGAGTCGCCCTTTTCGTCCTTTTTAAGATTTGCGACGCCTTGATAACCAGAGTCCTTCTTTATCTTATTTTTAAATCCAAATGGGTTTCTCGTCACTGTTAGCGTTTTACTCGAAGGAGAGTAATCCAAATAATCAAGCGATTTTTCTCCTAATAACATGTCCTGAAGCGCTTGTTTATCAATCTTATTTTGTGTTTTAACCACCAATGGTATTTTCCATGTTTTAATGTAACCTCGCAAGATGTTAAAAAGTATGGCAAACTCGTTGGGATAGTTAATAACAGGTGTTCCGGTTAATAATATAACTCGCGCATTTTTAGCTCTTAATAACATGTAATATAACTTGGTTGCCAGATTGATCGGTGTGTGTTCTCCAAACAAACTCTCCTCTGGTTCTTTGCCCTCTTCTCCCTCTTCCTTCTCCTTTACTTCCTTCTCCTTCTCCTTTCTCTTCTTTTTCTCCTCTTCAGGAACGGGCTTTTCTTTCTTTAATTTGTTAACAATTCTGCTAATTAAGTTATGTGCTTCATCTATAATTACAACAGCATTATCGAAAATATTTTTTGTAAAGCCGGAAGTCATCTCAGACAATCGCCGTGAACGCAAACCGTTATAATTAATAAAAGTGTATTTTTGTCGTATCATCTCGTTCAACTGCTCTTCAAGAACCTTTCGTTTCACATCGTTAAGTGTGTCGTAATTCGGTGGTTTGGAAATATCAATAAAGAACGCCCCACCGTGTTTCTCAATATATTCTTGAGGCAGGTTTAGAATTGATGAAATTGTTTTAAGAACACCTGGTTTGTCGTCAGTTGGCACCCATTCCCAGCATTGATTTCTTTTATAAAGTAAGTCACCACACTTCTTTAATTCTTCTATATAATTCGCACGCAATGAAGCTGGTGTCAAAATAATAACGCGTTTTGAGTCTTTCATTCCCTCGGCAATCGCAATCGACGTGCACGTTTTACCAGATCCGAGACCATGGTACAACAATAATCCGCGGTAAGGTGTGTATAAATTCATATAGTCTCGAACGATTTTTTGGTGAGTTAAAAGAGAGAAACTTGTAGATGTTTTACCGATTGCGTCGCATGAGATACCTTCCTTATCTTCGTCTAGCTCCTTACGATATGGTTCAAATATAGAGTTTATAAAATTAACAAAAATCTCTCTGTTATTCATATAATAACTGGAAACCTTGATTATCACTGGCGGTGCCTTTTTGGGCAAGCGTTGGCTGAGAGGAGTGGTTCCGATTTCAACAAAAGACTCGGGTCCTAATATAGCGACGCCCTTTTCAACTTTTTCTGTCAATCGCTTCTTCTTTTTTGGTGGTTTAATGGCGACAGTGTCTTCCACTACCGGCGTTTTCGGTTTCATTACAAACTCGTCTGCTTCTGTAATATCTTCTACGACGGGTGGCTCAACACCTTCGTCATCTTCTTCGATAATAAGAGGGCGGTCTATTATTCCAACTTTCTTAACCTTCTTGGTTGTAGCTGGCAAAGGGATAGGTTCAGCAGTTTTTCTCTCTTCAGTTTCCTTGAAGACTGGTTTAATAGAAACCATAAGCTTTTTACTTTCTGCCAATTTCTTAAACAGCGCAAGTCTATCAAATCCATTTTTTGTTTCATCTACGATGACAGGAATTGTCATTTCCGGTTCTATATCCAATTCGGGTTCGGTGTCTGTTTCCCCCTCTTCCTTTTCCTCCCCCTTTTTATTAACAGTAGGCACATTTGTTTTAGGCGCTCGCTGAATTCGGGGTTTTTTAACTCCTTTAATAACAACAGCGACTCTCTCCCTCTCTTCAACATTTGGTTTTACCATTAATTTTTCTTTTATTCTGGCTAAAGGATTCATTGCTTATATAATTTGAATATATAAATTTTTATTATTTAACAAATGTAAAATAATAAATCAGTTATCTCTGCAAGGGCCGCACGCATAAAATCATAGTTCAACATATAGAAATTTGTTTACATCCAAAGCTTTTTAAGCGCTTTGGGGACTTTATTGTATTGTATAAGAAGTTTACGGACTCTGTTATCGCCCGCATAATCGGCTGCGTCAGAAGCAGGGATTACCAAGTCTGGACGAGCAAGCAACATCTTTAGTAGATCCCAGTAATCGTCACGCGCAAGGTGCCAGAATAATGAAACTTCGCCGGGTGAGTCATGATATGACGCGCGCACATTTGGGTCAAATTTTGGATCGGCTATCAAGAGAGCGGCCACTTCATTCATGGCCGCGCGATTTGTCGCCCATCTATCCTCAATGTATCGGAATATCTCCATGCTATTAAATGGTCCTATAGCTTCGCATGTGTCTCTAATGTCACCGCGGCACACTGGACATGTTTTATTGGCGCGTTGTGCGCTGCACCACCCAATTAAGCAATCCTCGTGGTAAGTATGTTTACATTTAGTCGTAACAATCGGGCGCAGAGACAGATGCTCAAAGCATATTGGGCACGTGTCGTTTACGTAACTTTCAGCGCTGGCAGATTTCTTGCTTTTGCTTGATGACTTACTCTTACTTGCGGACTTGCTTTTGGACTTTAAACTCGCCGGCCTAGAAAAAATTCTTGATTGACTCGCAGACCGAGTCATTCCAACTTTTTCGGACGATGAGCTATCGCCGCCACGGCGCATCTTACGCGTCATTCTCTTTTTTGAACGTGCTTGTTTTGCCATTTATATTAATATAATATAATATTTCAAATGCTGATTTTATAATGAATAAGAATATTATTCCTTATTATTGTCTGTTATTAGTTGTATAATAAATATGGCAACAAATATAGAGATGAAATTAATACAATTATATTAGTATTTGTGTTTTTACTCGCAAGATAAGAAGCAATTAAACAAGACATTATCATCATGCCACTATCAGATAAAATTGCTTTATAAGATACTTCACTTGCGTAATCCTTGAATGTGTCAAGCATTTTATTTACTCCTCGAGGTGTATTGCTGAAAAAAATATAAAATAATATATCATGTACAATTTGTACTATTACGGCTAAAATAATAAACTTTAATAGCGAAAAATTGTTAAATATGTAATAATAAATTGCTCTTGTAATAATTAATCCAATTAATATTATTAATACATCCGCAATAACAGCCGATAAATTGTATTGTGAATACCATTTTTTCAAAACTTGTGATTTAATGAGGCCTGTATTCAATAGTAAAATTACAAATAAATCTGTAATCAAAACAGCGTTAAATAATGGCAAATAATCATTTACATTATTAAAATTTGCTATATTTTTGAACATATAATATATTAACGCATTATTATATTTTCTCATTTTACAACCGTTTTTCTCAAAATTTGTAAAAGTAATCTAAGCAAGTCTTAAAAAATTGCGCCCAATCTTACTGGTCGCAAACATGCCGCAACCTGACCCGATTTGAAGATAAAATATGTTAGTTTTTTTGGTACAACACAATAAATATACTGATAAAATAATAAAAAGTATCGAAAAAAACCAAAATAACATTGTAAAGGTATCCATTATATATAATATAAATTATTAAAATAATATAAAAATACTAAATATAAGTATTTTTATTCCTTGTAGTATATTAAATGGAGGTGTACTATAATAATAAAATAGTAAATAATAACGAATTTCTCAAACCCAGCGAAACGCAAACTAAACCTCAAATTAAATATTCATTTGAAAATAATAAATTATATACGTTACTGATGCATGATCCGGATTCTATATATGGTAATAGATTCCATTGGATAGTAGCAAATATATCTGGTGATGTTAAAAATGGAGTTGACTTATTACCATATACCGGACCAGCTCCGCCACCCAAAACTGGAATACATCCTTATATTTTTGAATTATACGAACAAGATGGAAATATCGATGTGAACCTAGAAGAGAGAAATGTTCCTATGAATGTTGTTAAAAATAAATTAAATATAGGAGAACCACTTTCAGTAATACATTTTATAAGCAAAAATGAATCGGGTGGTAAAAGAACTAAAACAAGGAGAAACAAAACAAGAAGAAACAAAACAAGAAGAAACAAGACAAGAAGAAACAAGACGAAATAGAACTAAAAGATCAAGTCATAAAAAACAAAACATTACTAATTAAATTTACTACAAATTGTCATTTGCCTCAATAAATTTAATTGCCTCATCACACGCGATTTGCTCTGCCTTTCGCTTGATTTTGTGTTGCCCTTCACCCATAAATATAAACGCGCGCCCTTTTTCCGCGATGTGTTCTTGGATAGCGCGAAAGTTCTTAAAAATAGATATATCAATCGCATCTCTATATGAAACTGTGTGAATCGCCTGTCCAACGCACAAATACACACCCATTTTGTAGCCAAATTCGATATCATGCTCAATTTCTAAATAATGCGGAGTAACCTTGAACTCCTTTTGGACTTTGACCTGTAATATATTTTTATAGTTATCGTCATTCTGAATTAGCGCAACCCAGTCAATGTGTTTTTCAAAAACATTCTCAATAAACTTTTGCGCCATTTGAAACCCGGGTCCGGTTACAAACATATTTTGAAACCAATTCTCTTCATCCTTAACGACAACCTTGTTAAAATCTAAAAACATGGCACCAATAAAGGACTCGAATAGGCAGCCAAGTTTCTTCAAATTTGTCCGTATTTTCTTTTCTTCCGCATGCTTGGAGAGTATTAACCACTTATGTAGTCCCATTTCAAGTGCGATTCTACCAATAGCTTCATTCTTAACAATGGCAATCTTCTTTTCTGTCATAAACCCTTCGTCTGCTTTAGGAAAGCGTCTATAAAGTAAATACTTGGCGATGCATTCCAAGACACCGTCGCCCAAAAACTCGAGACGTTCGTTAGATTTACTGCTAAGTGGCATACAATCTGAAGGTCTGTCGACAATTGTAATATTTTGTTGAATATTTTCGAATCCGGGTCGTTTTGTGTAGGAACGATGAACAAACGCTCGTTCATAAAGAGCCATATTATCTACGGTAGTCGGGACTCCATATTTAGAAAGAATAAATTGAACTTCGCTCAATGTAATCTTAACATTAAGAGGATTGTAGGGATTAAATACTAACCCTTCGTCCGTTTTGATAATATCATCGTCACGCAAAATTTCCTTATTGTCTGACATTTATAGTAATATGTGTAGATGATTTTAAGTCAGTTTCAATATACTATTTTAAACCATATAAAGATATAATCTTGTCTTGTATTAAGTATGGAGGGGACTGAAATATGGGCAAAAATAGAAGATTATACAAATTATGAAGTCAGCACATTTGGAAACGTTAGAAATACAATAACAAATAATTTATTAAAACTATCAAAAAAAGGAAATTATTATTCTATTGGTTTAACCGATAAAAATAAATTTAAAAAGTCATTTAGAGTTCATAGACTGGTATGTATGTCATTTATTCCAAATCCTGATAATAAAACAGAAGTAAATCATAAAGATAAAAATGGATTAAATAATAACATTGTCAATCTTGAATGGAATTCGCACCAAGAAAATTGTATTCATAGAAGTAATGGAATTAAAATTTGTAACAATAGAAATATCAAAATTCATAAACTAAATTTACAAACGAACGAAATTATTGATACATATAATTCAATTGAAGAAGCCGCAAAATGGATCGTAATTAATAAGTTAAGTATAAATTTTAGCAGTGCAAATTCTACAATTTGCGTTTCCATCAAAAATAATAAAAAAGCATACGGTTTTAACTGGAAAAAGGTCGAACAAATTATTTTATTTAATGAAGAATGGAGAGAAATTATATTAGACAATAACCACACACATTATTTTATATCATCTTTAGGAAGATTAAAAAATAAAAAAAGCGTTATTATGGAAAACTATAAAATACATCACAGCGGATATATATACACTAGAATTAATTATAACAAATATGCTATACACAGATTAGTAGCGATGATGTTTATACCAAATTTAGAAAATAAACCTTTTGTTAATCATATTGATGGAAATAAAATAAATAATAAAGCTGATAATTTAAACTGGGTTACTTGTTACGAAAATAATATTCATAATCATAATATGGGGTTTGTAAAATATTACACCCGAAAAATTGTTCAATATGATTTAGAAATGAATAAAATTAAGGAGTTTGAATCTATTACAGGTGCCGCAAAAGAGTTGGATATTGGTAAAACTAATATAAGTGGAGCATTAAAAAATAGACAAAAAACCGCCGGAGGTTTTGTATTTAAATATTTAGACTAATTTAATTTAAAATAAAATAAAATTTTAATATTTTTGTAGTATATAATATGGTACTAATGAGCGCTGGAAAATCTGCACGCAATCAAGCGTCAATCGTGAACAGAACTAATGTGTGCGGCGGCCCAAAAAAAGCGGGAACTGCCCCCCGTGTTGGTTGGTTTTTGTCAAGTAACCCTATGTTGATGGGTGCGCCGCAATCAGTCCCCCTCTTCTGTATCCCTAACAGAACAGTGCAAACACAAAAGACAGGATACCGTGCTACAATTGGTGGAAATATGGGTTAAAACCTTTAGTAATTTATTGCGTATTTTGGATAAAGTATTTGTTGGTTAAAATGATTTAATAAGATATTATTAAATAATTAAATAGCTTATGATTATCAAAGTAGATATTCGAGAACATGACCTTTTGCAGCAATTTAAGTTCCTTGTAGAGAACATTCCCATTTTTAAACAGCTTACTATTAAAACAGAAGTCTTGCCTATTGGCGACGTTATTATTACAGACGACGCTGGCGAAGAAAAGTTGATTATAGAGAGAAAGTCTGTCTCAGATTTGCTAGCAAGTATAAAGGATGGTAGATACGAAGAACAGTCGTATAGGTTGAACGGGTTGCCGAATCATAATCATAATATCATCTACCTTATTGAAGGTGACGTAAATCGCCCAAATCGTTTCAAAACCGATAATAAGGTAGAAAAAATAATGTTGTATTCAGCAATGTTCTCTCTAAATTATTATAAAGGGTTCTCAGTGTTTAGGTCATTCTCGCTAGAAGAGTCTGCTACTGTTATTTGTAACATGGCATATAAAATAGATCGGTCGCCGGCTGACAAACACGCATACTATCAAAATAAAGTCATAGCGCCGGTTCCAGTTGAGCCGACAGTTGAACCGCAAATTGGCGGCGAGAAACCAGTTGAAAATGCTGTAGCACCAGAACCCGTTCAAGACCCCCCAGAACCAACCGAAAAAGACTACGTTAGTGTCATTAAAAAGGTAAAGAAGGAAAACATCACTCCAGAGAATATAGGCGAGATTATGTTGTGTCAAATTCCAGGCATTAGTTCAGTTACGGCGCTGGCAATTTTAGAGCAATATAAAACATTGCCCAATTTAATAAAGGAGATTGAAGCTAACAGCAATTGTCTTGCTAATATAACATCAACCAATGCCAAAGGACAAACTCGAAAAATAAATAAAACAAGTATAGCAAATATTGTAAAGTTTCTATCAAAAAAATAAAAATATATATTATGAAGGAGTTGATGAATTTATTGTTATTTATTGGTATCTGTTTACTTTTATACATCATGTATAGAAGTCTAAACTTTAGCACTACACGAGATGGAATGACAAACATGACTGATTCTTCTGGGAATGGCATTGCTGGCAACGCAGCAGCATATGGTGCGTCGATAAAAGCAGCAGCAATTAAATCACAAGACACATTGTTAATTAGCAAATATCGATCTGATTATGAAACTGCCATTCTCAATTTGGAGGACTTGGTAAATAATTTGATGTTAAAAACCGCACTTTCAATTGACCAAAATAACCCAGGGCCTTCATTAGAGACATTAGCGACTATGCAACAAGCAAAGACTGCTTTAGATACTGTAATGAAATTTGTTGACAGCAGCAAATAATAGTAAAATAATTAAAATTCTATTAGATGATTAATTATTTTATGCGACGCGAATTTTCACCTCGTTTTCAATGTAGTATCCCTTGTCAACGAGGTCTTGTGTATATGCTGCTCCACCCCAGTTGGGGTCCATCGGATCTGGGCTCACCGGCGCGGCTTCTTGTTTCATATTCATTTGATCTAATGGCGTTGTTGTGCCAATGTAGTAGCTGGTTTGATCATACGACGGATATGACTGTTTATTATATGGCGGATCATTTCTAGTTGCGTCAACTAAAAGTGTGGGGTTGGGATATGCGGGTTCCCCAACAGGTTCAAGCGCCGATTCCATGATAGGCGGGACCTGTGAGGCAATTCCTACTGGCGCAGCCGCAGATGGCGGTAAACCTGCCTGAGGTTCAGAGACACTTGGTCTAGATTTATACACGCGATTACCCTGTGTATCATACGTTTCCTGTAAATACAAAACCGGACACCTTATATTTTGACTTCTTTGCCAATCCAAAAATTCAGTATAATCTTCTAAATTCTCAAATTCAACCGGATTCACTCCTGGAACTTGTGCCAACTTTGAATTATATAAGTAAAATCTCGAGCCCTTTTGAATAAGCAAATTAGGGCATCGCGGTTGAGAGGGAGAACGCGTTGTAAATCCGTCTGAATCTCCGCCTTTCGCGTAAAAAAATAAACCGATCAGAAATACTAATATGAATAAATAAGTTAGCAATGTCATTATATAATATAAGGATAAAAATGTTACAAATTATTTTCTATTTATTTTATATAATGGTTTTCTTACACATTGATAAATCAAACTATAATAAAAATGGTGTTGACAGAGTTAATCAATTAGACGATTTATTGGGTGTTAAAACAAATAAGGCATTTGTATTAATTTTTATGGAAGGATGTGGTCCGTGTAATGCTACACGTCCGGAATGGAACAAATTGCGAAATGTGTTATCAAAGGATTTTTTAGATAGGAATGATATTGTTGTCGCGTCTATCGACCACACATTAGCCGACAATTTGAAAAACATGAAAACAAAACCATCTAGTTTTCCGACAATGAGATATATAACTAGTTCAGGCGAAACTGCTGTAAATTATGAAGATAGTCCCGTTGTAAATAAAGACCGCAAAATCGACTCCTTTGTCGAGTGGATTAAATTAACAACTGGAGAGAAAAATATAACTAAGTCCGAACGCCCTAAAAATAGAAAACGACATACGCAGTCCGCAGGTAAAACAAGAAAAAGAAGACAAACCGGCGGAAAATGGTCTCAAAAGTATAAAAAAAGCATTAATTGCCGACGACCAAAAGGGTTTTCACAAAGACAGCATTGTAAGTATGGTAGAAAATAAGTATTAAATTTTTGTCTCCGTAACAATAATAAAATATTACTAAAATAGTAATTTATATTGAATATAAATAAAATTGAATATAAATAAATCAGATAAACAGTAATCACTATAATATTTAAAGATGGAGCACGTGTTTAGACTCGTCGATTTCAATGTGTATAACGTAAAGGATTCGGCTAGTGATTCCGACGATGAGCCTAAAGCATACAAGGATAACGCAAGTTTTGTTATTCAAATGTTCGGAGTAGACGAACTTGGTAAAACTTACTCGTTGACTGTGGAAGGTTACACGCCGTTCTTTTACGTCATGGTTGACGATAATTGGACGATTAGCATGAAGGACCAATTTGTATCCCACTTAAAGGATAAAATGGGTAGATATTATCAAGATTCTATCACAAACTGTAAACTGATAAAGCGTAAAAAATTATATGGCTTTGATGGAGGCAAAGAGCATAAATTTCTGTTTATTGAATTTGCGAATTTAAACGCGTTTAACAAGGCTAAAAATTTCTGGTATACAGAATACGGGAAAAATGAAGACGGCAAACCGTCTCAGGATGAAGACCGTGGGCGAAAATTGCTGAAAAATGGATATCGATTTTCAAATACAGACACCCGGCTCTATGAAGCAAACATCCCTCCCCTGCTGCGTTTCTTTCACATTAGAGATATCAGTCCTTCTGGGTGGATTGCTATTCCGAAGCGAAAGGCAACGGAACGCAAAGGACAAATAAAAAATGTAAACTGTGATTATGAGCTAAAGGCAGACTATAAAAACATTGTTGCGTTGAATGACAAGGAAACACGCGTCCCTTATAAAATAATGAGCTTTGATATTGAAGCGAGTAGTAGCCACGGGGATTTTCCTGTTCCAATCAAGAGCTACAAGAAACTCGCCACCAATATTATTGAATACTTTGAGGGACTTCAAATGGACATGACCCGCGAATTATGTAAGAACATTCTTAAAAGAATTATATTGTCTGCGTTTGGATATGAAAAAATGGACCAGATTGATATAGTATATCCGAAAAAGAAGCCAGCTTCACAGGAAGCAGTTCTCCGTCTCTTTAGCGTGTGGATAGAAACGCTAATTAGAAATTTAAAACCACACGACGGGAATTCTAACGAAAATACGATAGAAAGTATGTTTGAAAGAGTTGGACTGGAGGAGGATGACGAGGAAACAGAATACAGAACCCACGTAAAGTCTTATTCGGACAAGAAGGCGACAATTGTTGACGTCCTCTGTGATAAAAATTTCGAACGCGAAGGTAAAATTAAAGAACTGAATGATACATTGGCAAAGGTATTCCCCAAGTTAGAAGGAGACAAGGTAACGTTCATTGGTTCTACATTTATGAATTATGGAAACCAAGAGCCGCATTTGAATCATTGCATCGTTCTAAATACGTGTTCTGCTATGCCCATTGAGAATTCCATTGTTGAAAGTTATTCTACAGAAAAGGATGTATTGCTTGCTTGGCAGCAATTAGTGCAGCGTGAAAACCCCGATATCATTATTGGTTACAATATATTTGGTTTTGATTATCAGTTTATGTTTAATCGCGCGGAAGAAAATGACTGTGTAGAAGAGTTTCTAAAACTATCGCGTAACAAGGATGAGATTTGCGGAACAAGAGATGATAACAGATGGAAAATTGAAGAGAGCACCATTCACATTGCTAGCGGGCAACACGACATCAGATTTATTAAGATGAATGGTCGCCTCCAAGTAGATTTATACAACTTCTATCGTCGCGAAGCTAATCTTATTTCGTATAAACTGGATTATGTTGCGGGCAATTTTATCGGAGACTTTGTAAAAGGTCTTGAGCACGATGAATCGAAAACAACTATTAAAACGTCAAATATGACTGGATTGCTAGTTGGAAGTTATATTCATATTGAGGAGGTTGGACACTCAATCGATTATTATGCGGACGGAGCTAAATTCATTGTTACTAGTGTTGACAAAGCGCATGGTAAATTTACTATAAACGGAATAATCACTCCTGATTTTGAAAAAAAAGTTAGATGGTGTCTAGCTAAGGACGATGTAACACCAAAGGATATCTTTAGAATGACAAATGGAACAGCAGACGACAGAGCTGTTATCGCTAAATATTGTATTCAGGATTGCAACCTAGTGCATTATTTGTTTAACAAATCTGACATTTTAACAGGCTTTATCGAGATGGCTAAAATTTGTAGCGTGCCAATTAATTTCCTTGTAATGAGAGGTCAAGGCATTAAATTAACAAGTTATATTGCGAAGAAATGCCGAGAAAAGCGAACTCTGATGCCTGTAATCGAAAAGGGTGGATTAGATGAAGGGTATGAAGGCGCAATTGTTTTGGAACCCAAATGTGATTTATACCTTGACAACCCGGTTGCCTGCAACGATTATGCGTCACTGTATCCAAGTTCAATGATCAGCGAAAATCTATCACACGATAGCAAGGTCTGGACCAGAGAATATGATTTGGCTGGGAATCTAACCGAAGAGTGGGGTGAAACTGATGGGACGGGGCGTTTTATATATGATAATCTGCCTGGTTACGAATATGTAGATGTTAAATATGACACTTATGTATATCGAAGAAAGCATCCAAAGGCGGCGGCTGAAAAGATTTTAAACGGGTATAAAACCTGCCGATTTGCGCAACCGGTTCCCAATGAAAACGGAGACGGGGAAGCGATCATGCCCTCTATCTTGAAGGAGCTGTTAAGGGCGAGGAAAGACACGCGAAAATTAATTCCACTCCAGACCGACGAATTTATGAAGAATGTGTTAGACCAGCGTCAATTAGGTTATAAAGTAACTGCCAACTCTCTTTATGGACAATGTGGCGCAAAAACGAGCACATTTTATGAAAAGGATATTGCGGCATGTACTACAGCAATCGGTAGAAAATTATTAACATACGGTAAAAGAATTGTTGAAGAATGTTATGGTGATAATATTTGTGATACAAAAAATCATGGCAAGGTGAAAACGCGCGCTGAATATATTTATGGTGATACCGATTCAGTGTTTTATACATTTAATCTAGAGGAGTTGAATGGCACACCAATTCGCGGTAAGAAGGCGCTTGAAATTACTATTGAACTCGCTCAACAGGTGGGAGACATTTCAGCAAAATTTCTTAAGCGCCCGCACGATTTCGAATATGAAAAAACATTTATGCCGTTTTGTTTGTTATCAAAGAAACGATATGTGGGAATGCTTTACGAAACGGACGTGAATAAATGTAAACGAAAGGAAATGGGGATTGTTTTAAAACGACGTGATAATGCACCAATTGTGAAGGATATATATGGAGGCATTATTGATATTCTAATGAAAAAACAAAATATTCAAGAAGCGATTGATTTCTTAAAGGGATCTTTACAAAACATAGTGGAAGAAAAATATCCCATGGAAAAACTGGTCATTACAAAATCACTGCGTTCGGGCTATAAAAAACCAAATTCAATTGCTCACAAGGTTTTATCTGATAGAATTACAGCGCGTGATCCTGGAAATAAACCCAGCTCTGGCGACAGAATCCCATTTGTATATATTGTTACAAAAGACAAGAAGGCGCTTCAAGGAGAGAAAATAGAGACGCCAACATTTATTACTGAAAACAATCTGAAGATCGATTACTCGTTTTATATTACCAATCAAATTATGAAGCCAGTTCAACAAGTATTCGCGTTAGTTTTAGAGAAAATCTGGACAATGAATAAAAAACTACCAAAGATAAGACAATACAAAAAGGATATTGAAGGTATTCGCAAGGAAACTGAAGACGAAGAGAAAACCGAAGCAAAAATTGAAAAACTACGGTGTTCGGAAATAAAGGCGCTGTTGTTTGATGAATATCTTAGAGTGACTAATAATGAAAAGACTGGCGCACAGAGTATAACAAACTTCTTTGGGAAAAAATAAACATATATTATATCAATGTGTTTTAATTATAAGGTTTCGCTGTTGACTTTTACAGTCGGAACATTTTTTTCTATTTTATTAATGAATTATGGTAACCCAGTTTATAGATTGGAGAATAAAGCGACTGGACTGTTTCTAATATTTGTATCACTTGTCCAATTTATGGATTTTTTATTTTGGATTGATATAGATAACAAGATTGGTATAAATAAATTAACAACTATTGGCGGTCCGATATTAAATGTGTGTCAACCTACAATACTTTACCTAATTAAACTTTTCTATTATAAACCAAATATATTGAGCTTACAGAATTACAACTTGCCAGTAGCAGTGTTAAATATCGCATATTTTATTTATTTTATTACGGTGTACGTACGGTTTTTATTGAACGACAAGTTAGTGACCTCTACACAAGATGGCAACTTAAAATGGCCATGGCTCAAATATACAAACCCATATCCGTATTTAGTTTTATTCGGGATTAACATATTCTACTTGTTTAATTTCACATATAGCCTTGTTCTGTTTTCAGTTCTCTACTTTTTTTTATACATTAGTAAAAAATATTTCAAGTATACAGCTGGTGAATTGTGGTGTTTTTTTGGAGCCTTTGTACCATTAATCATGTTCTTCTTATCTTTTTACATTGATAAATTAGAGAATACATAAGTATTCGAATTTTCAAATGATATTTAAAAAATAAAAATAAGTTGTGTTATTTTTATTGTTTATTGTGTATTGTGTATTTAATTTTTTAATTATTTTTATTTTTGAATGACTGCTTAAGTTCGGGAGGACTGAGTTGTTTGCTTCGTAGCAACCATATTATTAAAGATATGGGTTACCATAAAACGCATCTCTTTTACATCCGTCTCCAAACGCAATACGCGGTCAACAATGCCATCTACATATTCATCGGTATCCGCATCACTTTCAGAGTCATCATCGCAACAATCAGCGCCATCACAGCAGTCCTCTTCATCACAATCATCTCCATCCATTTTTCTCTGATACTCAAGAATATCGAATCCTCTTGCGGAATTCCAGGAATCAATAAATCCCTCCGTCTCGAGCTTAAACAGGATAGACGTAATGCTTCGCTCATGCTTAGCCGCGATTTGTTGAATTGACATTTCCAAAAGCTCATACTCTCTTTGTAGTGAGAGCAATTCATTCACAGTCCATTTATTTCCAGCTCTATAAGCAGTCATATTATATAATAATATCATGTGTAGTCTTTATATAGTTTTTATCTCTATCAATTAGTTACTCCTTACGCAGGAGCTACTGCGCTACTTACATTTGTGGAAAATATCGTAGAACAAAGCCAGCCTCCAAAGACAATCCACATATTATTAATCATACTTGCGCCGTTGGTTACAACCCAACGAAGTCCTTGGCAGTGTGGTGTAGCCGTCATAAAGGGCGACATTAAAAACCCATATAACGTATCAGGCACACACAATTTTACGTATAAATGGGATGCGCTATAATGTAGTCCGATCCACGCAAAATATACTCCGAATATCTTTGAAACTGCGTTAATCATTCTAATCGCAATTTTAGACCAACTTACTAGTGTGTCATAGATTGGATGCGAATCCGGCGTTTCAATTTTTTCTTTGGGGATGTCATTTTCTTCTTGTTTTGCGCGCGCCATTATTTTCTTAAGTTTATTACGTGTTATGGTCATATATTATATACTAAATTTTACTTATATTATATATCAATTTTTATTTATATTATATTAATAATTTTTATCCACGAGGTCTATTATTATTGAAACGGGATACCAGGCTGAATAATGTCTGCGGGTTCGGGGTTGATATGAGATTATTTGAGAGATCAGATATCATAATTTCTACATCTTGAATATCAAATGTGTTTAATAAACCATCAAAAATTTCTGTCATGCTGTACATAACGCTTGTGCTGCTAGAATGTGTAATCTCAGGGGTCGAGTCTGTGCTAGTAGATGTAGCATTTCTCTCTTCTTGTCTTTCAGCTTGACCTATAATGTTGTCGGTTGCTCTTGCGATGTCTTCTGTCGCACGGATTATGTTGTCTGCTGCTGTTGTAATATTTTCTGAAGCGCTCGCAATGTTTTCTGAAGCACTTGGCATATCATTATTGTTAGAAGAATTATTTCTAGCTTCGCGAATATCAAACCGACATACAGGACAAGTACAATGAGTATTAAACCACGTCCGCAATTCGGTTGTGTGAAAAATATGACCGCAATTTCGAATTATTGTAACCATATCAGAATCATTAAAGTCTAATATAGAAATAGGACATGATCTATTCATAGGCACGCCAATATCGCTATATCTAACTACTCTGGTAGCGGTCGCAATTTGTGCTTGTGTAGGATATACATTTACTGGTTCATAAAAGCTGCGTAATGTCTCAGAGAACAAATTTCGTGCTGTTCCACCTGCCGACGGAACTCTATATTGTTGAAAATTGTCAATAACATAAGGCGCATTATTTACAAATAAACGTCCTGAACTACTTGCCGAACCAGATGTGTTAGTTGGTAATGTCGTATTTACAGGCGCAGGTCTCTCGTTATTTACTCCTCTAGCTGCGTTGGTTGGCGCTCTAGCTGCGTTGGTTGGCGCTCTAGCATTATTATTTTCACGCGGATTTCTCAAAAGCCGTATAAGTAAATTGCGTATTCTCGAGTTATCCGTGGTCAGGTTATTTATCGATGTATTCATACGGTCAATTTGTCTTAAGTTATCATTATACATGCCATTCAGGATATTAATCAGTAACAAATCCTCATTGCTTATAGTATAACCAGACCGACTCATTTACTTTTTAAATATATATATTATATTAAATGTGTTTAAACGGATTGTGCTATTAATATTTATGAACATTGAAAATTACAAGGGCAAAGGGTTAAGTGGGTTGGCGAATCTGGGAAATACGTGTTTCGTAAATTCTTGTATGCAAATCATCTCGCATACATACGAATTAAATGATATTCTAGAGAAGGGAACATATAAGACTAAGCTTAAAAAGACGATCGAATCCGCGCTTATTTTAGAATGGGATGATCTACGAAAAATAATGTGGAATGATAATTGTATTATTTCGCCTGGTAAATTTATTAGAACTGTCCAAAAGGTGGCGCGCATTAAGGGGTTGGAAATGTTCACGGGATTTTCACAAAACGACCTTCCGGAATTCTTACTATTCTTGATTGACTGCTTCCATACATCGTTATCGAGAGAAATTAAAATGACGATATCTGGAAACCCTGAAAATACAACAGACCACACAGCCATTAAATGTTTTGAAATGATAAAGAATATGTATTCAAAGGAATATTCTGAAATTTGGAATTTATTCTATGCTGTTCATGTTTCACAGATTACAAATTTAGAAACAGGAGAGATAGTTAAAATAACGCCAGAGCCATATTTTATGATTGATTTGCCAATCCCTGAAAATAATAAGTCGCCGACATTAATAGACTGCTTAAACTATTATGTCCAAGGAGAAATATTAGACGGTGAAAACGCTTGGTATAACGAAGAAACCAAGACGAAAATTAATATCAGAAAAAAAATTCAATTCTGGTCGTTTCCGAATATTTTAGCAATCGATTTAAAAAGATTTAATGGCAGAGGTCAGAAAAATCAAATTTTAGTAACATTTCCTATGGCACTCGATTTGTCAGAATATGTCATTGGATATAAGAAGGACAGTTATAAATACGAACTTTATGGAGTCTGTAACCATAGTGGCGGTGTAATGGGTGGTCACTATACGGCATATGTTAAAAATGCGAATGGAAAATGGTATCATTTTAATGACACAAGTGTCTCTGAAGTAGGGCTAGTAGATTCCATTATATCCCCCAAAGCATATGTTCTATTTTATAGAAGGAGACCGACTTAATTTGTCAGGTCAAATTCAATGTTCAAGAATGAAATTTATCCGCGCGAAAGTGTAACTCAATCTTATTTTTATTTTATTTTATTTAACAAATCATTTATATTATTTTAACTATTTATATATTATAAATGGAAGTAGTGAACACAACATCAACAATCGATCCAGTAAATATGTATAATTATTTGAACAACTACATTTTGAACCCTACCGTTTTTATTATTATTATATTAATTATTGTAGCATTTTTCGTGTTTTCATCTTCTTTAGATAGTAACACAGTAGGTTTAGGAAATGAGAATGAATCAACCGGTTCAAATGTAATGGGAATTATTGTTGTTGCGATTTTGATTATTCTAATTCTTATTAACGCATTTCAATACTTTTTCAGTATAAATGTAACCGCATATATTCAAGGACTGTTCAGTCCAAATACAACCGTTGATATAGTTGTAGATCAAAGCACATATCAACCAGACGCGTCACCGGTTCCCGAGATACGCTTCAAAAAGCAGGTCTTCAATATTCCGGGCAACTATTATAATTATGACAACGCAAAGGCGATCTGTAATGCGTATGGCTCTGATTTAGCAACCTATGACCAAATTGAAAAGGCCTATAACAATGGTGCGGAATGGTGTAATTATGGGTGGTCTGCGAATCAATTAGCCTTGTTCCCCACTCAAAAACAGACATACGACAATTTACAAAAGATACCGGGACATGAACACGATTGCGGAAGAACTGGAGTAAATGGCGGTTTTATTGCCAATCCTAATGTAAAATTCGGCGTAAATTGCTACGGATATAAACCTAAAATAACAGACGAAGAGGAGGAACTTATGAAAACTGCTTCGCCATACCCTGAGACGGTAAAGGATGTCGCCTTCCAAAAACAAGTGGACCACTGGAAAACCAAAGTGGATGAAATATTAGTCTCACCGTTTAATTATAGCAGTTGGGGGTCTTTTTAACCAATTGAAGAATTAATATGGGACACTAACATAAAGACTTATTTATGTAGTATAGTAATGGAAGCGATTATAGAATATTTAAATGTGTATAATGATGGGTTAATTGAAATGATTGTTATATGTAATTCTTGTAAAAAACAAAATGTTCACACTATTACTCACGCATCAACTAAAAATAATGATAAAATTACTATAGATTTTTCAAAACTTGGAAAAAGAGTATGTGATAATCACGGACAACCCGGAAACCCAAATACGATGTGTTGCGCTGATTACAATTTATATAAATAACCCCAGTTTAAATCTTCAATAGTGTAAAGTTCTAATTTTTATATAGTTCATAATATGTTAATTATATAAAATAACTTTCATTCGGTTATAAAAGCGCGCAAATCAGTCTCCTTATGACTGTTCAATATAAAATATGATCGATAAATATGGCTACCACACGCAATCACAAGCGCGAACCAAAATGCGCAACAAAGACGTATGCACACCAATATACATGCTCCAAGAAATTTTGCAATGTAAAAACTAGCATCAGCCATCATTGGCCCGGGTTTGTTCATATATAACCTGCATATTGGGCAGCTGTTACTTATCTCATGCCATTCACATAGACAGCTTATATGAACCCACCCACCACAGTCACACTTTTTAAAATATATTTGTTGCGTTTTTAAATCAATAGTCGTTAGGTTGTCATAAGTTTTAATTTCCAAACAAATTAAACACTCGTTCGGTTCTTGAGGTTTGTCTTTCTGAAAATCTTCATAATGATCCATAACCCTAAAGAGCATATTATTATATTAGATCAAGAATAATTTAATATAATAACTCATTTCGTAATTTTTCTTTTTGTCCCACCAGCATTTCGACGACCACCACTTTTACGCGTTTTCTTTTTCTTGTTTTGTGTCAATTTGCTTTCATGTTCTCTGACTAACCCCAATAGTTTATCGTGTAGGTCATCGTCAACGTCGTCATTATCAGAATCGGCGCCACCATCATATTCTTTATATAGTCCGCCACCCATTCTATTATCATAACTTAATAACCAATTTGGCACCACCAAGCTGTTAAATAGGTCAGAGACCTGGTTGCCGCCGGTTTGTGTGTTTACAGTCATTATAGGGGACATTCCTGCCTTCATCATAATAGAATTAACGCTGAACCCGCCAGAACTAATTCCATCCGCCGCACTATTATTAAATACCAATTCATTTGCTCCAATATAATCTAATTTGCCTTCTTTTTCTGCCTGGTTCATATAAATTATTTATATATTAATTAATTATTAGAAAACCGCTTTATTTCTGGAACGATTTTAACAGCTCTTTTTTGTCTTATATGTTCCATCATTAGTTTCACTTGCGACTCGTTTTTTATAATTTCGCTTAATGTCTTTTCTAAATATCTAAAGGTTAGCGGTTCTTGGACTTTTGTGTTTACAAACTTCAACCGGCCGTCGCTTATCTTAACTGTTGAATCAGAGAGATTATTTGAAAAAGCATGGTTTGTTATGTTTTGTTCTAATAAATTTCGTTTATCCCTTAGCTCCTTCGCCTTGTCGTTTAATTGTTTAAGTTGGTTGTCTATCTGAACCCATTGTTGAATTTGCCCTTCAAAACTCATTATTAATTATATTAAATATAATATAAATAATAATATTACTTAATAACCAACACTTGTGCTCGAGATCTTAACGTTTGTAAACACGGCGGGTTTTCTTTCCACCACGCTTCTTGCGGTATGATTGTTGTAATGCTAAAATGCTGAATGGCACGAGTGCCTGGCTCATGACCTCGCCTATAAGACCACCGCGTCTATTCTTGCGACTGCCATTTCTCTTTTTACCTGCGGATTGAATCAATTCAAGATTTGTGGGCACTCCGGGCTGAGTCATCCATTGTCCCTGTGCGCCGACAATCACGTTAGATTGATTGGCTCCGTTAGCGCCAGCTTGATCAAATACTCTGGCAAACTGAGAGTCGCCAGATCCGTTTATATAACTGCCGTATGATGAGGCTGAGCTGTAATTTGAACTACCTCCTCGTTTAACAGAACGTCTGCGACTGCTATGTCTGCGACTGCTATGTCTTTGTTTTGCCATTTATATAAATTGATGAGAAAAAATAAAATTACAGCAATGGTTCATTAATAAGTTAATAATAAGTGTCAACAATCCGAGTATAAATTAAGCCGCCTAAACAATGCGCACCTTTAAAATATTTTTGCCGGCAATTGTTTATTACGCAGCAGTATAATTAATATTATCAGTATTGCTAAAATCATTATAAAAATTAAAAACACTAGTGAAACCGTTATATAAATATATGGGTTGATTTCATATAAAATAAAATCAATCACCGGTTTCAATAGCATTTTAAACTCGGCTTTTATATCTTCTCTCTTTAAAATGTCCAAACACTGATTAACCAATGAATCTTTCATAGTAAATCAATATATAAATATTATTAATTTTTTGCGTGTTGCTGATTATTATTTTTTTGCGTGTTATTAATTATTAATTTTTCTGCAATTTTTGTAATATGGAAAATATTATTGAACCAAATGATACGTTCGACTTTACTAAACTTTCTTTAGCACATCCAGTAGGAATTCAGGGTGGCGCATATTTTACTAAAATTGAATACAACAGCAAACCATTATACATTCAAACATTTAAGAGTCAGACACGACAAGGAATAGTCAAAACGGGGAAAAAATACTACTGTGATTTAATGTTTGATAAAAATGCCGCGACCCTTATCAGCTGGTTTGAAAATTTAGAAGAAAGATGTCAAAAACTAATTTTTGATAGAAGGGACACATGGTTTCAAAATAATTTAGAAGAAAGTGACATTGAAACCGCATTTAATTCTACTATTCGTGTTTACAAGTCAGGTAAATATTACTTGGTAAGGACAAACGTCAAGAGTCATAATAGCGCACCGGTTGTTAAGATCTATAATGAAAACGAAATCCCTATGACACCAGATGACATTAAAGATGGAACAAACATCATTTCAATCTTGGAAATACAAGGAATAAAATTTACAGCTAGAAATTTTCAAATTGAGATTGATCTTAAACAGATAATGGTGTTAAATGATGAGCCCTTATTTGATAATTGTTTAATAAAAACCGCAACAAAAAAACCAAATGAAGCAATTGCTACTAATTTCATGCATGCGCCACGGGATTTAGAAAGAGCTATCGCAGCACAAGAGCTGCATACTTTAGAAATGGATGGTGTAACACAAGAACTACAAGAAATAGACATTATAGATAATATGAATATGGATAATTTTGAATCCGACCCTGACATAACACCAGATCCAGTTATTATTGGATCGGCTTTAGAAGAAACTATTGGCGGCGCGGCTTTAGAAGAGGTTGCGTCGGCCCAAATATTAACATCATCCGAATCACCTCAAGATACAGAAAATATTTCCGTAGAGTTGGAATTTGAAAACTTGGATACAGACATTGAGGAAAACCCTGATGAATTAAAAGAGATTAACAATTTAGATTTAGCTTTAGCTTTAGAGAATAATTTAGAAACCATTCAATTAAAAAAACCGAATCAGGTATATTTTGAATTATATAAGGAGGCTAGAACTAAAGCAAAGATGGCAAAAAAGAGCGCACTTCTAGCTTATTTAGAAGCAAAGAATATTAAGAAAACATATATGTTAGAAAATTTAAATGACAGTGATAGCGATATTGACGCAGAAATCGACGAGGTTTCAGAAAGTGAATTAGATGGGCTCTAATTTTTAAAACCGAATTGACAAATGTTTAGAATAATTAATCTGTATTCTAAAAATTATTTTATCATTAATTTTATATAATGACAGTCTCTTTGAAGAAACTCTGGAATGACTATGGAATTGGAGCCATTATTGTTTTATTAATTATAGCATATGGTGTTAGCATGTTCGCAGGTTACCTAGGTGCTAAGGGCATGCCCGGCTCCGAGTCTAATGCTCAGATGCAACAACAGTACAAGAATACTAACGCGCAGGCTTCTGCAAGTGTTCGCCCCTCTGACCCTAATGGCAACGAGGTCTTTGCCTCCGCAAATGGTGTCCAAACCAGCATGCCTGGCATTCCGTCATCTTGCTCCCAGCCAAATATTCAGAACCCCGCTGAACTTTTACCCAAGGATTCCAACTCCCAGTGGGCTCAATTAAACCCTTCTGGTAAGGGTGAGCTTGCTAACGTCAATCTTCTCAAGGCTGGTTACCACATCGGAATTGACACCATCGGCCAGAGTCTCAGAAACGCCAATCTCCAGATTCGCTCTGAGCCCCCGAACCCTCAATTGTCGGTGGGACCCTGGAACCAGAGCACAATCGAGCCTGATTTCATGAGGCCGCCTTTAGAAATTGGCTCTGGCGGTCAATAAACTTGTTGCGACAATTTTTAATTAAAATATTTAAATTTTGAAATATAAATATTTTTAACCCTTATTACATTATTTTTTACTTCTTCTATGTTTTCTTCTTGTACCCCGCTTTTTTTTATTTATTCTCTTTTTTGTTGAGCGTCTAGATTTTTGCCTTCTGCCGGCTTGTTGAGGATGGTAAAATGATTCGAAAACATCTTTAACAATATCCCGTTTTGTAAATTTGACACCATTATCTTTAAATATACCCAACATATTGTCGGCAACGCAAGCATCATCTCCCGTTTGCCAATTTAAATTGTATGGCGCTGAGCGTGCTATTTGTAGATATCTTTCAACCAATTCGTTTTCGCTTACTTGATTCAAATCAAAAAACATCTCTAATTCACCTCCATATCCATCTTCATCTACTTCAAACCCTAACCCAGACAATAAATTTTCGCAGGGATTAGGATTATTATTTGGTAGCAAAGCTGATGAACCCTTCATATAAAATATAAACATATTTTAATAATACCTTTTCTAAACATAATATATGGAGAAGCATGGCATATTTTTTTATATATTTGTAGCATTTATTCTTTTCTTTTGTCTAATGATATATTTTCAATCCGACGCATATAATCTAAAATGCATTATTGCGTCCGAGGATGGAAACAGATATTGCGTCCGAGAAAGAGAGAAACTAGAGCTCGCGGCCAATCTTTTAGCGCAGGTTACACAAAAAATGAAGGATATGGTAGCTTACATGAAGGAAAAGCACCCCGAAGATCCGCGCACTATACGCCTAGTAGAAGGCTTCAATCCAAAAACTATTAGCGAGACCTTACCGACAAGCGAGCTAACCGCCTTCAGTGAAAATAAAGGAGAGAAAATCGCGTTCTGTTTAAATACAACAAAGGAGGGCAATAAATTAATTGATATTAACACACTTACGTTTGTTGCTTTACACGAATTGTCACATGTAATGACAGAGTCTGTTGGACACAAACAAGAATTCTGGCAAAACTTTAAATATATGCTACAAAACGCAAAGGCCGCTGGCATATACGACCCGATTGATTATAAGAAAAATCCCCAACAATATTGCGGTATGGATATAAATGACAATCCATATTATGATTTAGTATAATTTTTTTATTCGTATATATTACAATGGAAGGCGCACTAATGATGTTAGTTCACTCTATAATTATAGCTATTGTTTTGTATGTTATAATGAAATTTGCGTTGAATCAGTCCAACGAGAAGGCAACTGATAGAAGTGTGTTAATCGGTGCCTTTGTACTAATTTATATGATTTTGTTTGGTCACGGATTACCAACACATATGAATAAAAATATTATGTAGTTATTTTCACTTTGAGTAGAAAAAAATTAAATTCATTTACACCTTTTCTCATTTCAAATGTCAAATAAAAAAGAGGGTTCCCTCCTTTTTATTTTTTTATAAAGCTTGTCTCATGTTTCTTTTGGTCGGTGTAATTTTACAATTTATTTATATTTCTAATTTTAAATATTCTTCGGGATGGCTTTAATAAACATTTTGTAGTAGAATTTTGTTTTCTATTTATATACAAATTTACTCCATCAATAGCATTTTCACAACATAAATCAATGACTTTTATCATAGTTGGCGTTGTTCCAATAACCGCTGAAAATACCCAGTATCCTTTTACTCTGTAAGTAATTACATCATCTATATTTACATTAACGATATTAGCCCGCGCACCATATTCAGGCAGTCCAGTCATCACAGCAAATTTGTTAGCCGTTGTCATTTTGTCAAGCAGATTAAATTAATATATTTATGACTTACAATATATATACTAAAAAATTTCAATTTTTTTTATTTAAATGCTTTTGGGGCAATACTAAAAATTTATAATCGGCGTTTGAAATGAGAAAAGGTGTAAACCCAAATATGTATTCATATTAAATGCCAAATATATACTTTTGGTATTTAATAAATATCTTTGAGTGATAATCAAATTAAAAATAATAGTAGCTTTATATATATGTCAAAGTCATTATCAACAAAACAACCTTTAGCTAGTAATATATATAAAGTTAAACTATTTGCTAATGGCGCAATAAATACGATTTTTGTATTTACTGGCAAACGATCACAAGAAACTGAAACCGAATTATTTGGGAAAATTTTTACTGATCGCGAAAATGAACAAATCAAAACAGACAAAATTACAGTAAAATTTTCTGAGCAACAAATTCATTTTGACGATTCAATCGGAACAATTAAACTTAAAATACTTAACGAACTTAAACGAGAGATTTCATTAGACGAGATATATCTATATTGCCAAAAAATCGAAACCTTGAATGCTGTCTCTGTGTATGAATCGCTCACGCAAAACAGCAAACTTCCTCTAACGCAAGTCAGATTAGATCAGTTTATTTCAAATATTGTTAGCGATGAAAAGGGGGCTCTGTTTGAAAAACCAGCTGAAAAGGACGTATATACGTTTGATGACATTTTTGAAATGAGTTTTGATAATAAAAACTACATTTTAAACAAGGTTTTAGGTCAAAAATTTTTCATAGTTGAAAACGAATATCCCTTTGTATGTGACCCATATGATGTCGCCGAGTACGACAAGTTCTTTGAAAAATCGGCTCGTAAATCGCTAACAACCTTGAATAGTCATTTGTTATTGAATAGCGGCAATATTGTTGATAATAGTATTTATTTATGTCTTGCGGAGGATGTTCTCTCTTATGCTGATCAAAAAGGGCTATCTGTGGAAACAACTATTAAGATCTATTATCCAGCATTGTATAATAAAAATGTCAATAGCATCGACGAGTTGGATGATAAAAGAGTCACATTAGTTGAATCTACCAAAAAGTTATTGGATAAAAAGACATTCACATCATTCAAAACGATTGACATGTTTTACGATGTGTTCATGCTGAAAACGACTGAATTAAATTACGTTACTAAGGGCATAAAATATATCAAGGCCGTACTAAGACCCGATTTTAGTATTAAAATTCCGCTAGAAATAATATTTAAGATTATTCATGCTACGCAAAACAGCCCGCTAATTAAATACAATCCGTCGGCAAGACAAGAGAACGTGTATAGGCTTTTCACAGACAAACTCGCAACAGACGGCAGGAAAATTCCGCTGCTTAAACGGACAACTATTTTCAAGTTAATTAAAACGATTGCACGAAACAAATCCGTTGCGGTTTATATTGAATCTGAGTCTGCCGATACAACCGACTCTGTTATTTGTGAATTTGACGAAGAGGGTTTTATTACGGTTACTTCAGAATTTAAAACTGTTGTTGAAATTGATGAGATTGACACCATATTTAAAGCAACAATTAATCCTATTATTAGCCAAATTAAGGGGTTTTTAGAACAAAGTGGATATAAATTAAACTTATTCGCCAGTTTAAATGACGCAAATGTTGAAATTAAACAACTTACATATGAAACACAGATTAAAATCAATAAGCCGCTTGATATTGACGCATACAAGGGTTGTCTATCGAGCGTATTTATTAACGAAACGAATATGTTTAAAGACGGCAAAATCAATTTACGATTCAAACGTGTCTCGAACTATAGTAAATTTAATAGCATAGAGGCGTTTATTTTGGAAAAAGCCGATCAGGGGCTCAGAGGAGACCAGATTATCGAATCTCTCTTGGAGAACTTCCCGGAAGAATTAGATCGCGAGCAAGCGGTAGAAATGGTGCGCAAAATTGCGAATGAACTCGAGGTTGAAAGAGGTGTTAGAAAATCAGATATTAAAATAAAAAATAATCCTGGGTTTAAAACGGAAATCTCTCTTGATAAGGAAACTGGTGTTATCACAATTACTACTGAAAACATAAACAATATTAATTATCTGCAGACAATACCTATTTACTTGGATACAATGGTTCGATTAACACAAGATAAAAAGAGCACCAAATATCCCACAAAAGAAATTAATGATCTATGTGCTGCCGGTGCGAAGGAAGATATACTTGTTGAAGATATTATTTCACCTGTCGAAGAATCTGTGTCCAAGTCAGTAGTTCCTTCGTTGGATTCAGATGAAGAAGAAGTTCAGTATACTAAATTTAAAACGGTAGATGTGAATAAACCCAAGGGAGCACTTAGTTTGTTTTATGACGATGACGACGAAGATCAAATAGATTCATATGAAGGCGGTCAGACTGGGTCAGAATCGTCTATTTCAAGCGAACTAGAGGAAGAACCAGCAGCGCCGTCTCAAAAATTAAATATGAGTTCCTTTGGTATTGATTCTTCTGAAAAGTCTATATCATCTGAAGAGGAAAAATCGGTTGAAGAGGAAAAGTCAATGCCTTCTGAAGAAAAGTCTATATCAGCCGAAGAAAAGTCTATACCATCTGAAGAAAAGTCTATACCTTCTGTTGAAACTGTGAAACCTTCAGAAGAGTCTATACCTTCTGAAGAAGAAAAATCGGCTGAAACTGTGAAACCAATTGAAGAATCAATTCCTTCAGAAAAATCGGTTGAAACTGTCAAGCCAGTTGAAGAATCAATGCCTTCAGAAAAACCCGTTGAAGATGTGAAACCTTCAGTAAAGCCAGACGTAGAGGCAAAGTCTGATTACGCCGAAGAATCTATTGCTTCTGAGAAGGAAGTTGTTCTAGAGGAACCGGAAGAGGAAAAGGAAGAAGAAAAAGATTTGAAATCAGAATCAGAATCAGAAGAGGAGGAGGATGTCGTTAGAAATATTGACGGTATGAAACTTAACAAACCATATTATTTCCAAACATTGATAGAGAAAAAGGACCCCATATTAATTTTAAAAGAGGATACACCACAATTCAATTCATATCCCAGAACTTGTAGCTCAAATATGAGAAGACAACCTGTTATTTTAACTGACAGTCAACTTGCCAAAATTAATAAGGATCACCCAAAGTTCTTACGACCAGAAGATGTGATCAAATATGGCTCTGATGAAAAACATCAATTTAATTATATATGCCCGCGTTTTTGGTGTTTGAAAAATAATACATTTGTTGACCCAAATGATTTGACAGAGGTTATCGGAGAAGATGGAAAGAAAGAATTAGTCCACCCTACATGCGGAAAGGTTTTACCCAGAGGAGAGAAACAGGTAAAACCCGGATACTATGTTTACGAATTTTATACTCCAAAACCCGGCAAGAAAGACTACAAGAAATATCCAGGCCTTATACCCGATTCACATCCTAAAGATCTTTGCGTGCCATGTTGCTTTGAAAAGTATAATACCGAGGGCAGAATAAAGGAAAACAGTAAATGCTTGGATAAGAAAACTAAAGAGCCCGCACCGAAAAATGTCGCAAACAAAGCTGAAGATGAGTACATAAAGGGGCCCGATAAATTCCCGCTCGATCCTGGTAGATGGGGATATTTGCCCCCTGAAATACAAACAATGCTCCACGAGGTCAACGCGGATTGTCAAATAAGCAAAACCAATACGAATCTCAAGGAAGATCATCCGTGCTTATTGCGACACGGTGTAGAAGTGAATAATAAACAATCTTTTCTGGCATGTATTTCAGACGCAATTTTCTTTGGCAAACGAGTTATAAACGAAAAAGACAACACAAAGAACGAAACAAGAATATTGAGTATCAAGGAGTTCAGACAACGCATATTGAGAGCAATTAATGTTGATTTATTTACAAAATATCAAAACGGTAACTTGGTCATAGACTTTTACGATCCAGAGAAAACGGTAGATATTGAAAAATATAAGAGTACCGTCCTCTTTTCACGGCTTGATATGAACAAACCTGAAGACAAGGCATATTATTCCAAGGTAATATCCGCATATGAAAACTTTAATAGTTTTTTAAGCGATGATGATATTATCATCGACCATACCTATTTGTGGGACATAATAAGTATGCCAAATAAATATCTGTTCCCTACTGGAGTTAATCTCGTAATATTTCAAATCCCAAAAGATGACATCACAAATAATGTCAGTCTGTTATGCCCAACAAACCATTATTCGAGCGAATTTTATCAGGCTAGAAAGCCCACTATTATTTTAATGAAAGAAGACGGATATTATGAACCCATATATTCTTACACTACACATAATAACAAAATTTCGATCATCAAGGAATTTAAAGAAATGGATCCCACTCTTTCAAAAACAATGAGGTCGGTATTCAAGGAAATCGTTAAACCATTTTTCAATGCTGTCTGCAGGCCATTAGATAGTATGCCGAATGTCTATAAATCAAAGCGCGCGCCAATCCTTTATGACTTGGTTCAAAAGTTAGATAAATACGAGTATACAATCAAAAAATTCGTTTTAAATTTCGGTAACAAGGTGATTGGTGTTATTGCGGAAGAGCCACCGCCAACAGAACGGAGTGGATTTGTCCCGTGTTATCCATCTTCTCTCGAAGATATAAAGAAGGATGTTGATGTCGTATTTATGACGGACTTGACACTATGGAATACATATACAACCACGGTTCAATTTTTAAATAAATTATCCAAGAGAAGCGGTAAACGCCGAGAGAACCCAGACATTCCGTGTAAACCCGCATTTAAGGTTATCGAAGATGAACACGTTGTAGGCATTTTAACCGACACGAACCAATTTATACAATTATCTCAGCCAATTCGCCCTGATGAGATTGAATCTGGGTTGGATATACCATCTATTGATAATGATAACTATATTGTTAATGTAAAATCAAACCCAATGGTAGCTAGTGAAATCGCAATTACAACACAGAAAGACGTTGACACGGAGCGTGTCGAATACATTAAAAAAATCCGTCTTGAAACGAGCTTCTATAATGTGTTTAGAAATACGATTCGAATTCTAGTAAATAATTACGAAAATGCGAAGATTCGATTGAAAATTGAGGAGGAATTGGCGAAGGAGTATATTATATATTCTGAAAAATTGAAAAATGTGATTGGTTTATTGCGTGAACTAGTAAAGGATAAAATACAGTTTACAGGAGACGAAAACTTTTATAAGTTAATTGATAATGTTTCGGCGTGCGTTGTTAAGGACCCTGATGCATGCTCAGATACGCCGAATTTGTGCGTTACTGAACAGGATAGCTGTAACTTAATTCTACCAAATAAAAATATTATTACAAATAACGCAAACGAAACCAATTATTATGCTAGAATGGCAGATGAAGTTATTCGATATAGTAGAATTAAATCTTTTGTGTTTCAACCAAAATCATATTTGTCCTTCGGCAACGTCGGTTACAACTTAAAAGATGACGAGATTATATTGATTCAGTCGTTGTTGATGCAATACTTTGACGTTTTAACTCCGGCAGTAACTAACAAGTATATACAATACATTTCTTATGATGAAGCAAACCCTCGATTGACTCAGGTATACGAAAATATTATTCCATCGCTTGATCACACCATCGTCGACAGAGATAATAAACAAATTTGCGAAAAGGTCACAAAACCACATATTAGTTCAAGTATATGGAAGAAGTGCTTCCCAAGCGATTACACAGAAATTGAATATAGCAAGACCATACCGTGCTCGTTTTCCATTATCATCGATTTAATAGAGAGAAAAACTGGGTCAAAATTATCAGTTAATGACATAAAGAACATATTGTTTGAAGAATACAAGCCACATCTTACTAAACACCACGATAAAATTGTTGATATTCTTAGCATGGAGGGGAAAAAAACTCTTGGGGACCAAGTTCGCGCCCAAACGCTTTCCTTCGCAAGTTTTATTTACACTGATAACTACTTTTTGACGACGCTAGATTTGTGGCTTCTAGTTTTGAAATATAAAATCCCTACAATCTTCATATGTCAAAAATGGGTTTTACAGACTAAATACGAAAGGCACGAATTTGTTGGATATGGAGATATCGAAGACAAGTTCGCCTTCATTATATTACCTGGGTTTAGACCACAAAATATTCCCGTCTACAGATTAGTCCAATCAGATACTAAAGATATATTTATCCCGATCAACAAATTAAATGAAGATTGTCTTGAGAATATTAGATCTGCTATAAATAATAAGTTGGCGGTTTCAGAATATTTGGAAACATTTGAAAAACCAACAAAAACAAATTATGAAAAGAGAAAACCGGCAGGCCTTATTATTGATGACACGCCTGACGAACAGCCCAAAAGGAAAGGCAAATTAGTTATTGAATCAGATTCGCCAATCTCAGCTGAAGAGGTTCTTGTTCCTGCTAAGAAAAAACGTTCTAGAAAGAAGGTCCTCGTAAGAGGTGATAATAAAAAAACCGCGAAAAATAAAGCAAAATAACCAAAAAAATAAATAAAAATATATTGTTAAATTATTCAATTACATAATTATATAATTTAACTTACTGAATCATCGTCTGGTATCTCGTCTTCGGTGTTATTTACAAATACTTCCTCGTCACTCTCGGCATCACTGTCATTTACAGTTTCATTATAATTTACAAGATCTAATATACCATTTTCATTTATGATGCCTAATATGGCATTTTCTTCCTCTGGTTGTTCCTCGTTATTGTCATTGTCATTGTCCGCATCATCATCCGTATCATAGTTATATATATGTTCATTTTGAATTAACGACGTTATCTCGCCGGCGTGAACGTCTTCATACTCCAAATGATCTAATAAAAAATTGGCGTTTTGTTTACTTACTTCATTGAATTTAATGTGGGCATCCTCAAACTCAATACGCTTTCCACATATTTTCCTTCCAAATTTTAGACCTGGTTTATACTGTACTCTTATAATTTTCCTTCCAAATCTAGGGTTAAATTTGTAAAACCGATGCATATTACGTATAAAAGAAACTTGATTTTGATGCCTAACGAAACCTACATATGCGTAGGCAGACGTCAAATACAATAACAGATACGGCTTAAAAATTTTAACGAGAACGTCTTCCGGAAAGTCTTCATCAATTGCCATCTTATTTTTTATGCTACCCTTCTTACAATAACTGTTGTAATATTTTATCATCTTCTTTATCTCCAGAACAAGGGTATCCGTCGAACTCGTATAAACGTAATTACGTATAGAATAGTCTCTCAATATATACTCGTTTTTATACTTAAAAAGCGAAAGATTAAAATCACAATTAAAAAAATGAAAATATAAATCTGGATACAGGTTGGTTTTATGCCGAATGAAAAAATAGATATTGTACAAGTCCGATTTTTTAAAGGGAATATTGTTATATGGATTTTTAATAGGCAGTGGTTCTGAAAAAAACATGTAAGCGTTTGTCAGCGAAGTGTAACTAATTCTAATCAAATCGTTAATATTAAACAGGTATTTTGAGTTGTCTTGAAATATACATATAACATTTTTGTCGTTAATATGTAGCGTATTCAGAAACATGTCTGTATTTGTAACGATCTTTGCCTTCTTATACTTGTAATTAAATATAAACCTATTTAGCACATTATACGTTTTTTGTATTTTACAAAAATATTTCACGAATTCTGTCTCGTGCCCTTTGATTAAAAACCCATTTAAGGTATCATTAAAAAACTTATATTTAGTCGCAGTGGTCAACTTCACGTTCTGGATAATACTAAATGCTAACCTGATGAATGGATCGACCCCTGCGCCTTTAGCATCGGGTGAAAAAAAATCGATATCAGTATGTGCAACATTTTTTATAATCAAATTATAGGTCATCATTGGGTGTGCTTGTGTAATATCATAGTTTATATTTAATATATTATATTAACTATAAATTTAAAATTTATTATGTGGAGGGTTAAGTGTTTTTAGAATCCAGGATTATATGTATTGTCGCCACCCATATCTTCACCTTTGATTGTGTTGACATTGGTTTGGATGGAAATTTTATTCGTGCCACATGGGTCATCTGGATCTGTGACAGTTCCGAAGAATTTATCGACCTCGTCGTCCGCATTCATTGGTCTATATTCGCTGGCTGCCTCTAGTTTCTGAAGCTCCTCGATATCTAATACCACTTGGAATGCCGCGGTTCCAAATAAACCTTCTTGGCCACACATCACGTTTGCCGAAATTCCTCGCATAGTATCTAATTCCGCATGTCTAGCTGCTCTCAAGAACATCTCGGGTGTCTCCTCAAAAGATGCCTTTGCGATAGGACCAATGTTATCATTGTTAATACCATGTCTGAAGATTGAAATCAGCTTTTCGGTGTATGTCATTCTATCAACTAACACGCTATAGTTATGAAAGTTAATATATGTTCCATCAAATTCTACAACCTCAACTAACTCGTTGTAAATCGCCTGTCTGGCGGCTTCAATACCAAGAACATTGTAAATCTCAACAATATCATTACTAACAGTTCTTTTGTTGTCAATAAAATCTAGCCCGAGAACATCCAACAGATTTGTTCCGATGGTATCAAGAACCCAAATTTCCTGCTTTTTATACACTCCATTTTGTTCTACCATGTTATCAATAATCTTTCTAAGAACGACCTTGTTGATTCCCTTTGTGCCTCTCAACACGACATTCTGTAGGAGTTGATCTTGGAAATTTTTCAATAGGTAGATTTGGTCGGATTGGTCAAGAGGATTCACCTTTGCCTTCTTTTGACCACCGCGTCCTCCGCCCGATTTTAGTACCTCGTTCATTCTAATTCTAAATATTAGTTTGTCCGAGTTGAAATCTGAATATACACACTGGATTTGCTCATCGAAACAATTCTTTAATGTGAAGTTTACATCATCCATTGTAATATTTTTCTCAAGCATTACCTCCGGATCCATCACCATTCTGATAATCCACTTGGACTTTTCATTCTCGTCCGTTTGAAGTGAACCCTCTGAACATTCTGTAACCATGTTTTCGAAAACCCTATATTGTTCAATAGTGTCCTTATCTTCGTTGATTAGCGTGTTAAGGTCATCGGGATCAAAACACACTTCAATTGATTTCACGACATCTTCCAATCTAGTATGTTCTAACATGTACATAATGGTATGTGCCTTGTCCTTTTGTCTTTCATCTTCCGGTTTAAGATAAATGCTGAGCGAGGGGTTTTTAATATCGCTTGACAATGACAATATTTCTTCAATTCTTGGAACACCACGAGTCACATTTGACTTGGACGCAACACCCGCAAAATGGAAGGTGTTTAGAGTCATCTGTGTCGAGACCTCGCCGATACTTTGACCCGCAATCATACCGACCATTTCTCCAGGCGCAACAATCGCTCGCTTATAATCAAGGGTAATCGTGTCAAGCAGCAATGTTAGGGCCGCGCGATTAAACCTCTTTACAACTAGCAAGTCCTTTGGCGATAAATAGAAGAAGAACATTGTCTTGAACAATTTTGTCGGCGGCGCATAGTAGATTTTCTCTAGATTACTATAGCAGTTTTCGATCATTTCTAGAGCCTCCAAGAATGTAATATCAACCAAAGACGATATCGTAATATTACACTGTCCTTGAATGTTGTTGATTATATAGTAGAACGCAACAGGAATATTTACAGACGAGTCGCCCTTATTTTTAAAGACGTGTTTAATGATCTGCTCTCTTGCCGTAATCATGCTGTCAATATACGTCTGCGTTTTATCAAGAAATTCCTTTGTCTGCTTCTTGTGTCTGGTTAGAACATTCTTCAAGAATATATTACTGAGCGTCTTAACCTTGCCGTTTTCTTCGGGAATAAGATAATGCGCGTAAATATCCTGAGTGCTCATTGACACTATTGGAATAGCCTGATCTTCAACCTTGGTGGTGTCAATATTGTCATCGCCATACGCAAATTGAACGAGCTTGTTTTTATTGGTTCTAACAGTCATATCGTAGCTAACCATTAGATCTTCTAGACCCTTGATCAATCGTCTTTGAATATAACCAGTAGTAGAAGTTTTTACAGCAGTATCGATAAGACCTACACGACCACCCATGGCGTGGAAGAATAGTTCCTGAGGTGATAGACCGTTGATATAAGAACTCTCTACAAATCCGCGGGCGCTTGGGGAGTCGTCGTATTTAGTAAAGTGAGGCAATGTTCGGTTTTCAAAACCGTATGGAATGCGCTTGCCATCTACGTTCTGCTGACCAAGACAAGAAATCATTTGCGAAATATTCAAATCTGAACCTTTAGATCCCGCGTTTACCATGATTACAAATCTATTGTCTTTTCCCAAACTCTTAAGACCGATCTTACCCGCTTCCGAAGTAGCTTGATTAAGAATACTGTTGACTTGAGTTTCAAACTCTTCTTCATTGGTTTTACCAGTATTATTTTCAAAGATGCCGATTTGAACTTGGTTAATCAAATTCTTCACATCCGTCTTCTTCTTCGTAATTACTTGAATAATCTCATCATTTGTCTTTTGGTTGGAAATCAAATCACTAACACCAACACTGAAGGCACTTGACTTCATGTACTCAGTCACGACATTTTGTAGATCGTCAATAAATTTCGCGGATGCCATGTTACCAAAGTCGTTACACACGCGCTGGAGTAAACCCTTTGTTCTCGCGCCCATAACACTCTTGTCCATTTGTCCGCGAATATAAGCACCATTGCGGATTTCAATAATCGCATTTGATGTTTTTGCGTCATCATCGTCCTTGAACGCCTTTGTCTTATATTTCATCGAAAGAGGAGGCATTATCTGACTCAAAATGTCAAAGTTTGTAATGCCCCCGTCCTTCTTCACATCATCTAGCAATTGTTTCTCGTTTACGCCATTAAACATCATCAGAATATTCATCGCGTCTCGTGGACTAAAACGAATATTTGGTCTGGTGAATTGGTATGAACCAAGCATAGAGTCTTGATAAATACCAATAATGGACCCATTATTTGCAGGGCTGACAATCTGATATGGGACTGCCGCCAAATTTCTCAATTCTGCCTCAGATTCTGGATCCTGAGGCATGTGTAAATTCATCTCGTCTCCCGACGTATCCCCCATGTTTCCAAGGGGGTCGGACTGTATCTTAAGCAAGCTCAGGGTGGTTATTCCTTCATCGCTCACCAACACCGGTTCAGTCTCTGAGTGCCCTCCATAGTCTACCAAACGACCTTAGGAAGTAACACTGCGGATTGCCCAATTCTTCAACATTATTACCATTGGGTTCGGCTATTAACCGAGTTCCCTCAAAATGTTTCCATTAAGAGGTGGTAGTTGAAGACTCTAAGGGGTTTCCCGCATCAAGGTGTTTCGCCAAATGATTCTTTAAATTATTAATAAATTCTATCGCATCTTTTCTACTTTTTTCTAAAGGAATATGAACTCCACCAAAATCTGCTTTACATTTTTCAATGTAAACATACCAACCATATTGTTCGTTATTTCTATTTAAAGGCCTTATATATTTTTCAATATCATCGTCAATTTTTTCGACGCCCTTAAACCTTTCGGACTTTTTATCCTTGAAATAATTAACAACACCATTAGACAATCTCTTTTTGCTTTCGTCACTGTGAGTAAATACGCTTCCACCGTTCTTTAGATTATACCCGTTGGGAAATAAACTATTAAACTCTTTGATGTAATGTATTTCTCTTTCATCGGCTTTTTCTATTTCACACCGTTCTATTAAATCAACTTCAAAATCAGCAACACCATATTTTCTTATAGCGTTGTTTAAATAATGCGATTGATTTTTTTTTGTTGAGAAAGCCTCTGAAATATGACATCTAAATCGTCCCTGGTGTCCATATGGTCTATATCTTTTATGGTTTAATATATGGGAAACTGACTGCCCCACATATATCTTACCATTAGATAGGTTCGTAATTTTATATATTTCACAATATCTTTCGGACGAATCGTCAAGAATTTTGTTTGATAGTTGTTGGTATTTTGATGGTTCCATTTCTATTTACTAATATTTTATTTTTATATTGTTTTATATTTTGAATCATTTGACTAGGAGGTTGCACGTTTTTAGCGCCTCCTGTTTTCGACAGAGCATTTATGGTAACAAAATGTGTGTTTATCGAAATCGGCATTGTACGGTTTAGTATCTGCAACATTCATTCTAAAAGTATCGCCTCGCTTCATAATACGTGCGATGTGACACATCATACTCATTCTATGAAGAGTAGGTTGACGATTGAATAGAATCGCGTCACCGTCCATCATATGACGATGAACAATATCACCTTCTTCTAAGATAATAGAATTTCTATCCAAGTAGTATCGCAGTGTGATGACTTCACCATTATTTTTCTCTAGCATCTTTGCGCCGGGCCACTGTTCAGGTCCATTTTGAATGAGCTTGGTTAAGAATGCCTTGTTTATTTTGTTCACGGTAACCGGCTTGGTTATATTCTTGGCGATCTTCAACGGAATACCTAATTCGCGAATTGAGATATTCGGATCGGCAGTAATTACTGAACGAGCACTAAAATCAACACGCTTCGCCATCAAATTACCTCTCATACGGCCACCCTTTCCATTCAATCTGTCCTTGATCGATTTTAAAGGTCTACCTGAACGCTGAGCAACCGACGCAACGCCTGGAATATTATTATCGACCTGAGTCGCGACGTAATATTGTAAAACTGTCGTCCAATCGTCAATCACATTTGCAGGCGCGTTGTTTTGAATTTTGTCCTGTAGCGTCTTGTTAGTTTTGATAATATTTACTAATATATGACTCAAATCGTCTTCGGAGCGTTGTTGAGCATCATGCTTGACAGACGGTCTGACCGATGGCGGCGGCACCGACATTACTTGGCAAACCATCCAATCTGGTCTAGAGTAAACCGGGCTAAATCCCATAAAACTAACATCATCATCTGAGATGCGCTTGAAATTTTTCAATACAATTTCCGGGGTAACCTTAATAATAATCGGCTCTGCTTCGGCATTGTCGTTCTTCCATTCGGCAAATATAGTAGCAAGGCCCTCTTTTCTAATTTTATTTGGTTGTAATGTGCCACATCCGTCCTCACTGTCATCGCCGCATCGCTTAACTTTGCTGCACAATGAAAACACATATTTCCATCTGGCTTCTCCCTGCATTTTCAAGGCCTGCTTGTATTTCTCCTTGCTAATTAAGAGTTTGCTACACTTGAAGCACACACATCTTAAGCATTTTTGTATCGTAGTTAAATACTGAATGTAAAATACTGGGCGGGCTAGTTCAATATGCCCCGCATAACCGGGTGTTTGCATATAATCCAACCCATCCGTTGGGCATATTAGACCTGGCTCTAAAACTCCCATTCTCGGATCAAACAGCCCTCCAATCACCGGCTTATTATTTATATATGTATCTCTGCTGGTGATTTCAGCAACAGACGCCTTTCTAATTTCCTCCGGCGACATGATACTAAATTGGATGCCAATGACCTTTGAACAGTTTATCGACATATTACCTGAACTTGTTAGTTTGGACATCTTCTCTTATATAATATAATAGATTTATATTGTTTTAGTCTCAATTTTATTTTAAAGAGCGACATTCTTTTTGCGTTTTTATTTTCACACATTATATGCGAATAATTATGATGATTTGTTTTAATAACTTAATATTGATGTGTCGTTGAGTTTATCAATATTTATTTTATAAAATAAAATTGATTTTAATTTAAACATAAATAATTACAGCATACAGAGAATAGAAATGACACGTGATAGTCAAATTAAGTCAAATAAGCCCGATACTCGCCGTTCAAAGCGTATTGAAATGGCGACTAAGAAAAAGCAGGTTGCCGATTCTGATAGTGATGACGGAGATGAGAGTAATTCCGATAATGACGAAATGGACGTTCATGAATATCGCAAATTCCTTTCACAAATATTTCCGTCTAAACATCTCAGCAATAAAATTAAGGCAGGCGAGAAATTGAAGAAGGTCATTGAGGAGGTCGACGATGAGCCATCTCCCACAAAGAAGGGCTCTGCTAAATCTAAAAATAATAAAAATAAATATGAAGATGACGAGGACGAAGATGAAGATGAGCTTTGCGACACTGAATCTGAAGAAGAGGAAGATGAAGAGCTTGTTCGTAGAAAGAGCAAGAAGACGAAGAAATCTAAGAAGTCAAAGAAGTCGAAGAGAGTTATAGAGGACTCTGATGATGAGGAAGATGATGAATCTGAAGAGGAGGAGGATGACGAGCCAATTAAGAATAAAAATTTGAATATTATCTTTACGATTGGTGGGATGGACGAGGACGAAGATGAGTGGGAGGATTGCGATTCGGATTATGAGGATGAGGACGATGAGGATGATGTTACCGAAGATGAGGACGAGGAGGTTTCAACCGATGAAGACGACGACGAAGAAGAGGAGGACGATGAAGATGAAGAGGAGGAGAACATTGTTATTAAAAAGTCAAAAAAGACTGCCGTTAAGAACAGTTCTACCGCAACTTCGATGCCATCTGAAGCTTCGGCTAGTCAAACCGACACTCTTCAACAACTAAGAAAACTCTTGGAAACAAATCCTACTGATAAATCTATTAAAAAATGCATCTCGGTATATGAGGATGAAATTAAAACTCAAAAGGTTAGATTAGAAAAGAAGGAAACCAAGCAAAAAGATAAAAATATGCGAATTTTCAAGCGGATTATAAAGGACAAGAATACGATGAACGACTTCTCATTCTACGAAAAGTTAGAGGTAGAGCAACAAAAGAAGATCATCAAGGAGGCGAGGGAGATCAATAAGATTACGCGAATTGAAAAGCCCTATCGAATGACTTTGCTCGAATCCACAATCCCTGTCGAATTTAAATCTGCCGCAATGAAGAAGATCAACTCTCTTAAATATATGGAGCCCGGAAGTGGTGAGTTTTATAAGAGTAAAAATTGGGTTGATACGTTTATGCGCATCCCATTTAACAAGCACGACGGCTTGCCAATTAGCATTGAGGATGGTGTCGATAAGTGCCACGACTTTATGGAAAATGCTAAAAATACGTTGGACCAGGCGGTGTATGGGTTGAATGACGCAAAGATGCAAATTATGCAAATGTTGGGTCAGTTGTTGACTAATCCAAAGGCAATTGGAACTGCTATTGCGATTCACGGACCCCCAGGAACTGGCAAGACTAGTTTGGTCAAGGAAGGAATTAGTAAAATTCTAAACAGGCCGTTCGCGTTTATTGCTCTAGGAGGTGCGACCGACAGTAGCTTCTTGGACGGCCACGGATATACTTATGAGGGTAGCACCTGGGGTAAAATCGTTCAGATTCTAATTGATAGTAAATGTATGAACCCGGTGATTTACTTTGATGAGCTCGACAAGATCAGCGATACCCCTAGAGGCGAAGAAATTGCGGGTATTCTAACACATCTAACAGACACTTCTCAAAATTCTCAATTTCACGATAAATATTTCGCGGAGATTAACTTTGATTTGAGCAAATGTTTATTCATCTTCAGTTATAATGACGAGACTAAGGTGAATCCGATTTTAAAGGATAGAATGTATAGAATCAAAACAAAGGGTTATAGCCCGAAGGAAAAGACTGTGATCAGTAATAATTATTTGCTACCTAAGATTCGCGAGCAAGTTAGATTTACAACTGATGAAATTAGTATTCCAAATGATGTTCTCAGTCATATTATCGATACGCACTGTAATAAAGAGGACGGTGTAAGAAATTTGAAGCGCTGTTTGGAGATTATTTACACCAAGTTGAATCTATATAGATTGATGCGACCTGGAACAAATTTGTTTGAGGGCGAAATGTCGTTGAAAGTGGAATTTCCGTATGCTGTCACCAAGGAAATTGTTGATAAGCTAATCAAACGTGATACTGATGGTGTAGACACTTGGCGCAATTTGTATACTTAAACCGCGGCCTTTATGAGTGTAAACATTTGTAGAACCGATTTAAAAATTTAACACGAGTAAATTAAGTAATGAGTTTAGATTATTATTTAATTTGTAGAAGATCTTATGATAAAATTTTGGATCATATTGAAAGCATAATATACGCATTTGAAGACATGAATGATTCAGAGGAAGATGTATGTGAAATTAGCGATGAATATATTGATATAAAGTGTAACAAACATTTTTTTTACGAACGTAAGTTGGCCATAGAATCTTTAAGAACTCAATGTACCAATAAAATTTATAGTTTATGCTGCCACGTTTTTGTCGAAGATACGATAGATATCTCGCCCGACAGAAGTATCAATATAAAATACTGTAGTGTGTGCGAATATACCTTGAATAAACCGTGATTTAAAAGTCGATTTTCCTACAACCATGTAGGATTTTTTGAAATAATAGGCTTGAAAACTTCCCTACACCTGTAGATGAAAACATGTTATTTTGGGGAAAGTTTTTTGGGAAAGTCAATTTTGGACATTTTTTTTGTCCATTTTTGAAAACCTAAAATACTTTACTCGAAATAACATGT